ATGTATTGCAAGAACGATTGTCTTCGTGACTACCAGCAGGAGATGAAAACCCGACTCTTTGAAGAGTGGGAACTTCACCGGAGTGTGATGGTGCAGATGCCCACCGGTACGGGAAAAACGCATCTGTTGGCCGCCATAGTGAGGGAGTTCTTGCATGGTTCCGGTACCCGGGTATGGATTGTGGCGCACCGCAGGGAGCTGGTGGAGCAGATAGAGGAAACGGTTGCCCGCTATGGAATGAGAAAGGAAGACGGAAAGGCAAAAGAAGGTGGGATGGTGAAAGTGATGTCCATCCAGTGGTTGTCACGAAGCGGAAAGGTTATAGACGGACCGCCGGATTTGATTGTTATCGACGAGGCGCATCATGCCCTGGCGGAAACCTACCGGGAGCTTTGGAAGAGATATCCGGAGGCGAGGAAACTGGGTATGACCGCTACCCCCTGCCGGTTGAACCGCAAAGGATTTACGGATTTGTTTGATACCTTGATCACCTCATGGAGCATTGCGGAGTTCATCGGGAGGGGGTGGTTGTCGTCATTTGACTATGTGTCCATCCGTGCCAGCAGCAAAGAACAACGGTTGATTGACTCGTTGAAGAAACGGGGCGCGGACGGAGATTATCAGGTGAAGGAAATGAATGCGGTGCTGAACCGGGAGACCGGTATCAGACGGTTGTATGAAAGCGTCCGGAGATATGCCGCAGGGAAGAAAGGCATTGTCTATGCCGTGAGCATTGCACATGCCCGGCAGATTGCAGCTTATTACAGCTCACATGGTGTGGAGTCCGTTGCTATCGACAGCAAGACTCCCGCTTCGGAGCGTGGGAGACTGGTGGAGGCTTTCAGGCAGGGAAAGATCAGCGTGCTGGTCAATGTGGATATTTTTTCTGAAGGATTTGACTGTCCCGATGTGGAGTTCGTGCAACTGGCTCGTCCCACGCTTTCGCTGGCGAAATACCTGCAACAGGTGGGACGGGGACTGCGGAAGTCAGATGATAAGGAGTCGTGTATGCTGATAGATAATGTAGGGTTGCACCGGATTTTCGGTCTGCCTGTCCGTGACCGTGACTGGGAGGCGATGTTCGAGGGACGGATGACGGGAAATGCTCAGCCCCGGATACGGACGGAGAACAGCGAACTGTCCTTGTCTTGTCCGGCATCGGATGATGGCAAGCGGAATGAAGAATTGGAAATTGTGATGACATACGACCGTCTCCTGGATGCTATCCGGAGCGGGGAGTTGATTCGTTTGGGAGAGGGCGGGCCAGCTGGTGAGGAACAATGCGCTGCTTTGAAGGCCTGCCATGACCGGCAGAGTGGTTTGTGGGGCTTGAGGTGTGGGAACAAAATCACAGTGCTCCCTCAATACCGGGAAGTGTTTGATGTTTGTGCGAACCGGGCTGCAGTCCGTTTTGGGGACGGTCGGACAGGGGTGGTGGATGGTTCCGGAACTCCAGTGGTCGTGACAGACCGCTGTAGGAAATTGAGATTCCTGAAAGGAGAACTTCTTTATATCACAAAAGATGACGGGAATGATTTCTACATCGACTTGAAGACAAACAGAACTTACCGGGAGAGACCGGTGGTGTTTTCATACGGTAGCATAGAGTTGCTGCGGGTGGGGGAAACTTTCCATAGCCGCACGCGGAAGGCGTATATCTCCATGCAGGGCCTGCACAAGGACAGTCTCTGTTTTTATGGTTTCTACTTGAAGATACCGGATTACCGTGTCCCGAAGTCCTGCCGGTTGGTCGATCCTGTGTGGTCCACCATATTTGATGTTTTCGCCTGCGTCCTGGAAGGGGATGAGGAAGAGGTGTATTGGTGCTGCGGCTGTCTGGAGGATCGGAGCATCGTGGTGATGGACGGGGACGGGTGCTATTATCATGTGGAGAAAGGAAAGAGGAAGCGATATATAGCCTGCAATGCTCCTAAGGCGGGCGAGGCGGATTTTGCTTCCGTAGTGGAAAGGCTGAGGGAGGAGGCCGGGCGGCGTGCGGAGAACGCACAGCGGCGGCGGAAACAGGATGAGGAAGAGAAAAGGCGGAAGAGATTGGAGGAAATAAAAGATGTCCTTCCTTTCCGGATGGGGGTGAAGTGGGGGCTGAAATGGGGTGATCGCATCATAGTGCCTCCCTGTTACCGGAATATCTGTGTTCCCGTGGGCGGTTATTGTGCTTTTGAAGAGAATGCCTGCCAGTGGGGGGTGATGGCGCTGGATGGAAAAGTGGTGGTGGAGGCCAGATATCAGAAGGTGGAGATAGAAAAGGATGGAACGGTGCATCTGACCATCATTCCGGGTAAGGTAAAGACCATCAAACTTTGACGGATATTGAATTGTTTGGGTATGGAGTGGGTAAATTTCAGTATATCACGGGTATTTGATGAGGAGAGCAATTAGTGTAAAATAGTTTTTACGCCTTGATGTTATAATCTTTACATAAAAGAAAACAATTCTACCGTTGAAGCTCTTACGTGGGATACCGCTTTCAAGAACATAAACGAACCAAGCGGATGGGCCATGAAAGGGATACATGAAGAAGCCTACCAATAAATCCGGCATCAATTGACATAACAAAATCGGATAACTGAAAAATTATCCGCTTTTAGTTTCTTTATTTCGAAAGAAAGATATATATTTGCAACGCTTTTTCAGAAAAGCACCCGATATTGCAGAAAAAACAGTTGCCGAAATGGCTCAGTTGGTAGAGCAATTCATTCGTAATGAATAGGTCCCGGGTTCGAGTCCCGGTTTCGGCTCAAAGGTAAAACCATACTAATTATCTTATACTTAGGATATTATATTAATGATTTTACTAAATAACTATTCGATTTATAGATTAAAAAAAAAGGATTTTTGTCCACCACTGGACAAAATAACTTATCCAAAACTTATCCTTCAAATTTTAATCTATTATGGCAACTATCAAATTAACAATTTTCAAGGCAAAAGCTTTAAAGGATGGCAGACATAAAATAAGGGTAGCAGTCTGCCATAAACAGGAAACTTGCTATATTGTAACACACTTTATCATTGACAACATTTCCCAGTTCAAAAACGGACAAGTAGTAAAAAGACCAGATGCATCCATCATAAATACCAAATTAAGAAGCATGATGAATGAACTGCAAGAAAGATTGGATAATATAAAAAACCAGTCCCTATATTCTTGCAGACAAATAAAGAATATGCTTGAATCTGGAACTGGCTTCAAAGAAAATGGCTATGTAACATACCAACAGGCCTGTAATGTTCTTATAAAAAATCTGAAAGAGGAAGGAAGAAACAGTTATGCCATATTAATAGAAAGAAACTGTAGATACTTTACAGAATTTACCAAAGGGGAAATATTAATGTCAGATATAACCCCTAATCTAATAGAAGGATTTTCAAGATTTCTCAAAGAAACGAAGAAAATAGGAAATACATCAATAGGAATGATGCTATCACAATCAAAAGCCGTTATAAACAGAAGTATCAACTCAGGAGAAGTAAGATATGACATACATCCCTTTATCAAGAAGAAAATTCCCAAATCGTCACCAAGAGAACTGGATATTTCTTTGAAAAGCGTTAACACAATAAGGTATAGCAATCCCAAAGAAAAAAAATACATTGTAGCAAGAGATCTTTTTATGTTGTCATTTTATCTAGGAGGAATGAATTTAATTGATATAATGAGTGCCAAGTTTGACGGGGACAAGGTAAGCTTTATAAGAATGAAAACAAGATTTAAAACAGAAACAGAGCAAACCTGCGTTCTTCCTATAATAGAACCGGCTAAAGATATTATAAATCAATGGATAAACAGAAGAACAAACAAACTCGATTTTGGTTATAAATTCTCTTATCACAATTTTTCAAGGTATGTATGCAGATCTTTATCTACATTAGCAGATAATTTAGGGATTAAAGAAAAAGTGGTATTTTATTCTGCAAGAAAATCATTTGCGCAATACGCATTCGATCTTGGAATACCTGACAGCATAATAGATTATTGTCTGGCACATTCTGACAATGGAAGAGGAGTAGTAAGATATTATACAAAAACTAGGTTTAAACAGGCAGAAATAGCAATAAACAGAGTTGCAGATTATATAAACAACCCAAGCAAATACAAAGAATATATTGAAATGAAAGCTGACATAATGCTAATGAAAATTTGAGCACAACGATATCACCCTTGCCAACACGACAAAGGGTATCAGTCTATAAATGAACCTCTCTATACGTTCCATCGCATCACAGCAAGTAAACGGCAGAAATACCAGTGAGGCACATCATCAGCCTGCTCAAGCAATACGTTCAACTTATCTTCTTCCATAAATAGTTTTTAAGCATAAAAAAAGCGGTAAAACCGTTGGGAATTACCGCTTAATGCTAAATAGTTACTTTATTTTGCGTTTTTGAACATTTAATTTTATCTTTGCGCCATGAAGATAGCCCTTGATACATTGAAAGGCTACGTTGACCGTAGCTCACTAGTGTAGATGTATGGGGGTTATCTTTTTTTGCACCTTTAGATTGCAGAACAAAACTACAATTCGAAAAAATTATTTATCAATCTTTTTCATTTCCTTTGCTGTCATTTTAAGAGCTTTTTTAATTATAGGCAATTCTTTTTCTTGTGGCAACTGTTCAGGTTTGCGCCCGGTATTTTGTTCTACTATATTTCGGACTTGTCTTCCAACAGTATAGTGTGTTTGTTCTAAATTAGCTTGTCCAGATATTTGTTTACTCTTTATAAGCTCTTCGGTTTGGGTAACACGGAATAGATTGGCAGCAAGTTCGGTACGGCTCATTCTGTCAAACAGCTTTCCTTTTTTAACGCCACGTTTCTTTTCAAGCTTCCACGATTCCATATTATACATACCCAGATAACCTGCATTTTGAAACTTTGCATAATCAGTAACATTTGCGGCTTTTGCTGTTGAAGCGAGAGATTTGTTTCCATCTGCAAGTTCTTCACGTATTAGCACGCGGTCTATTTCCTGATTGTTTTCAATGTATAATTCAAATTTTCGTGTTTGCTGTGCGAAATAAGCTTGCGCCAATGCTACTTCTGGCTTCTTTGGATCGCCATTCATAGCAGCAAGATAACACGCAAAACGTGTAAGTTTGAAGTCTTGGAACTCAACACCATTATTATTGCGTTTCACAGCTATTATATTTTCATAATGAGGAATGTTGAGCGAAACAAAAGCCTTTGTTGCGCGGTCAAGAACTTTACAAAATGCTTTCATATCATTATATCCAAGCATAACCATTACTTCTGAGGCCCACCAATAAACGATGCCGTTTTGGTTTTTAAAGTCTTCAAAAGAAAGAATCGCATTGTTGTTTTCTTGTTCCATTTCCATCTATAATTTAAAATTCGGCTCAAAGATAGAATAAAGTATTTGTTATTCCAATATATATCTTAATTATAGATATATAATTTTATCGAGTGTATTTATAAGGATTCGCATTTGAAAACTCCTAAATCTTCAGTTTAAGGGATGAAAAATGCGGGGTAGCGCAGCTACCCTTGGTTCTCTATATACTTCTTGATTATAGTCAAATTCCAATCTTCTAAAGACTTAATCTATATCTATCACATCATGCAACGCCATAACTTTATATGCTGCAATTCTCCCAGCCACAGTTTGCACAACGACATCAACAAGGAAAGCCTTCTTTGTAGGGTTAGAATCGGAATGCAGTATTTGTTCTTTCAATTCATCCGTTTCAAACACAACAGCAAGTTTGTTTTTGGATATAGCATCAATAACAGCCTTATTCCCTTTATCTGTACCCATATCGCCCCTCATCTGATATATGGTCATTAGCTGCCTTGCATAGATATGTTCTTCGCTATCTGATTTCATTCTCGCTATTTCATTATGCATTTGATTCTGTAGTCCATTAGCGTAAATAGAGTTAATGATACATCCGACGTACACATTACCGCCCGACACCCTGTCTATTACAGACATCTCCATTCTACCGTTATTGTCTCCAGCCGTTATACCTACCATATCATGCAAATCTTTGCATTCTTTAGCTGACAAATCAGGCTTTTCCCCTTTTGATTCAAAAAAATATTCAGTAATAGACTTTATATTCTTGGCAAATTCGAAAATGAGATTTATATTTTCAGCAAACGGCAACAAACCTGCCGCTATTTGCTCACATAAAAATACGTCAATACAGCCTTCTTGTATTTTCTCTACATATAATTTTGCACCAGCCGTTTCTTTACAGTCTCCATTTTTTTGCGCAAACGTCGAGAACAAACTGCCGACAGCGTTCAATGCTGATGTAAATTCATTGATTTCTATTGGCCTTGAATGTTCCACATGTATTTTCAGTACTGTATCCTTTGCCTCCATATCGTCTATTATGTATTTAATGACAAAAATAGCGGTTTTAAATATATAATCCTAATTTATGACGATATTATAAATCATATATCCATATAAATAAACGGTAATTCCAACAAGTCAAAGAACGCTTCTGTTCGATTATTATTTTTCCAGTCCCTTTCTGCAATGTTCACATAAGAACTTCTTGGCAACAGGGAACATCTTCTGCCCCACATATCCGCTAAGATACTGCGCTTCCTCTCCATAAGGATCAATCCCGCAAGCCTTGGAGATATGCCGGCACAAATGACCTTTTTCGTGATCCCACGAATTTTGAAATTCTTCGGGGGTAGAGGTTAGTGAGATAACCATTACTGTCTCTCTTCTCCTGTAGTCCGAATAGGTTAGACCGGTATTCATTCTGCCTTCGGTCAGATTGCGATACGCACGCTTGAGGGAATCCCCCCTGCATCCTATACGGTACAGGTCCATAATGATCCGATCCGCCCAATAGGTGTGTACCGCATAATACACTTTGACGTGCCAGTCCCCATATTTTGGTATGTAGAACTCCTGAACAATCATATCACATCCGACCAGATTACAGGAATCCCTTTACCTATACAGGTGGCAAAGAACTCGTCAAACGCCCTGCAAGGATCGCCATCAATATCATCAAGGTAGCATTTTATATGCTTGCACAAATGTGCCTCGTCAACCAATGATTTTTTATAGAAATCCGCTTTCAGCATGTTTGCGACATAAGCAACGTCATAACCCTTGTCGTGCTCGATGGTAATTCCGTTCGCTTTCAGCATATCGTCCACTTCATCTTTGCTCCACGGCTCCAACTTTTTTTCTTTACCCGTGGTTTCGTCTTTCACTTTCATTTTTGAGACGGCCCATTCATAAAGTTTCTTGCTGAAATGAAAGCCGTATGCTTCCAGATATTCCCTCATGCCAGATGGGAATCTGCTGTATGTATCCAATCTCTGTTCCATAACCTTTGTTTAAAAAGAGGGGCATTCCACCCCTCCACCATTAATAAAACTCACCGTTGGCGCGTCTGCGTCTGCGTTCTCCCATGTCATCCATGCGGGGATATTCAGGGAAATAGCCGGGATACCTGCGTTCTCCCATACCTGATCCTGAATAATTTCTTCCGCCATCACGGAAGCCCATGTCTCCATGAATCTCTCTCATGGCCTTTTCGTAACCGTGGCGGCAGCCTTCCTTGTAGGCTTCTTCCACCTCGTCACCTCTCATTCCGAAGCCGCGTCCGTAATCGTCACGCCCTTCTTCTAATATTTCCCACATTCCCATAATCATTTCTTTGTTTTGGATGTTTCAACCACTCCGAGCTGTTCCATAAGCCGTTTGTTCAATTCCATAAGGTCAGACATGTTCTTGCTCATTTCCGACATTTGCCCTTTCAGAGAGGATATTTCCTGCTCCTGACGTTGTTTCTCGGCAAATTCAGGGTTCAAGAGCGTAAGCATCTTGTCACACCCTGCAATGACGGAATTGTGAAAATCCATGCTGTTGATGATGTCTATGCTTTTCTGTTTCATAGAAGCGACCTCGTTATTCATCGCATCACGTGAGCATGACACTACGATATTGCCGTTCTGTCCGAAGTCGGCTATATCCATGCCGGCAGGAAGATTTTGGAAAGTCGTGTTCTGCCCGTTGATACAGACAACAACATCCACAACCATTTCCATTTGGGGCAACTGTCCCATAGGGGATGCCATAGGATATTTCGGCTTGGGAGCGGAAACGCTGACTACCGGGCCGTATTCGATAAACGGGTTAGCATCCTTATGAAGTATATATAACTGGTTATTGGTACGAAGTGATTGAAACATATTGGTTTGATTTTAAAGGAGTGTGGCTATTCCCATTTGGGAAACCACCACAAAACTCCATGTTAATTATTACTTGCTCCGTAAAGAAGCGGTCTCTGCTGTAGAAGCCGGCGCCGTTGTCGGTCTGTATCCTCCATTAACAAGATACAATTCATTGGTATACTTGTTGTAGTGAATCTCATAAATACCGGTTCCGGCAAGGTTGGCAACCGTAATAGGCTCGTTGTTGTAAGCTAACAACGGTCTTGTATCCCCGTTGGTCCCTATCAATATAGGCAGCGTGGCAGTCGTGCCGGCAGGGATCGCCTGACGAAGATTGACATAGAACCCTCCGACATAATCCCTGTTGCGGAACGCATGGTTAGGAAGCTCCAAAGTCACATTCTCAGTACCGACTGTTACAGCCACCGTAGGAAGAGTGTTGTAATTCACTCTGCCAAGGGAGGGAAACGGGAATCCCCAATTATTAAAAGGGAATAATGCCATAATCTTTTGTAATTTAATCGTTTATTACTATATTTACAATCGGGATAGGTTGGAGTCATGACCAACTGATAAGGGTACACCGAAGCCCTTCCCACTTTTCAATTTTCGGTATCATTTAATTCGGTAAAATCAATGACAAACGAAGAGTTTATCAAGAGTGTATCTCTTGAAGGTGAGGAATGGAGTGATGTAGTCGGATATGAAGGGCTTTATAAAGTTTCTTCATTTGGTCGTGTGGCATCTATGGCTAAATATGTAAACAATCGTTTTAAGAATGTATATAAAGAACCAAGATTAATGTTACCACACAACAACGGGAAATCCACACAATCTGTACTTTTGTCAAAAGACGGGATTGATAGGAAATACCATATACCTAAACTTGTGGCTTCTACATTCATACCAAATCCCAAAGCTTGTAAAACCGTAAGAATGATAGATGGTAATAATAAAAACTACCATGTTTCAAACCTTGAATGGGTTATGGTTAAAGATAGAAGAAAAAGGTATGATACATTGTCTTTAGATGGTGAAGTATGGAAAGACATTCCTGAATATGAAGGATTATATAAAATATCCTCTTTAGGAAGAATTGTTTCATCTTACACAAGAAAAATATTATCTCCCAATATTACAGGACACAAAGGAAAAGATTATTATGCAATTACTCTTGTTAAAGATGGAGTAAAAAAGAGATTTCATGTCCATAAACTTGTCGCACTTGCCTTTATACCTAATCCCAATAACTTTCCATGTATAGGCCATATAAACACAAACAGATATGACAATCGTCTTGAAAATTTAAAATGGTGCTCTTTTTCCCAAAACAATCTAAACCCTATTACAAGCCAAAAGAGATTTAAACCAATAGTTCAAATAAAAGATGACACTGTAATCCATATTTACCAGTCTATAAAAGATGCTGTTAATGATGGATTTAATATAAGCAGTTTAATAAATTGCTGCAAAGGGAAAAACAAACATCACAAAAATTTTCAATGGATGTATCTTTCCGACTACGAAACCCTTATCAATAAGTCAAAGAACTCTTTACCTAATGGCTAATTATCCCCAATAATTGTTGCATCCACACCCACTGCGTGCATATGCTGAATCTCCCATATACGCACCATAGGCGGCAGCACGAGCTACTTCAGGGTTAAATACTTGCAACTGCGGATACGGCACTGCTACTGTAGGCGGCATTGAACAGCGGATTTTATCCACATCTCCTTGCAATGCCTGCAATCCGGCTGCTAAAGGAGCGATCTGTTGTCCTACCGCACTCAGGATAGTGGCGTTCTGGTTACGCTGAGAGATTTCGGCTGTCAAAGTAGCCTTTTCCGCAGTAAGAGATGCGATCTTGTCCTGCAATGCCTGATTCTGAATAGCGTCAAGTTTGGCAAGGATGGCATTCGTGTTGGCTGTCGCACCATCACGCAATGACAATGTGTTCTGGTTAGCAGTGTTGACTAATGTGTTAGTCTGGTTGCACATTGCAAGCTGGTTCTCGTATCCCTGTGTGGTTACAAGCTGTTTCATGTCGCAGCAACAGCTACAGATCTGAGATGTCAGAGCGTTGTTACCTTGCATGATCGCAGTGAGGATACTGTTGGTGTTCTGGCCCATTTGGTTGCCGAGACCGCAGATAGCCTGTGATACAGAGTTAATACCGGCAAGGATTTGGTCTGATGATGTGTTCACAGCTTGTGCTAATGCTGCAATGTCGACACCGTTTCGGTTAAGTGTCTGCATGATCATTTCTCTTCCTTCGTTCGCTCCTTGGTTGTTGTTGCCACCAAATCCGAAGTTCCCGTTACCGAAGATGGCTGCAATCACAATCAATGCGATGATGTCCTGAAAACCGCCATTGTTTCCGAAGAAACCTCCGTTTCCGTTTCCTCCCATCAGCCCCATCAGATAGCCAGTGTCAATTCCACGGTTCTGCAAGGACGGAAGAATGGACGCAAGCAGGCCATTGTTTGCGCCGGTTCCACCGTCTTGGTTAAAAACATAAGTTCGTTCCATAAGTATTTGTATTTTGTATCCGGTCAAAATCGACCGTGCACAAAAGTATATAGATCATAACTCATGGAAAATCAGTTGTTTCCCAACAAATTCTTTATATCGTCCCAATATATTCTCATCATTTTCCCACTCTCCATCCTCTCATGGAAATTGGATATCATGTAGTTGACAGCACGTTTGGTTTTGTGGATATGAGCGGCTATTTGTGAAGGGTACATACCGCTTTCGAAAAGAAAAAATACAAGAAGATACCGGGCATCCACTGTTTCCATATTCTTATCAGACGATAATATTTGGTCTACAGACACTTCTGTTTCTTTTGAAACAATATTAATTATTTTGGCAAAGATTTCTGACTTGCACATGTTTTTTCTAATTTTTTATTCTTATCTTTGCCATGCCACATAAAACAAGATATATCGATGAACAAAGCATAAGACATTTTGTTGAAGATATTTAGCCTCCAACGTGCAGTGTCTTATGCTTTTATCATGTTTTTATGTGGCAATATTAATATGAGCGTTGGGGGCTTTTTTTTGATTCTAAGCCCCTGAAAGAATTACTTTTGTTAAATGAGTTTTTCTATTATGTGCCACGCTTCTACCTGTGGCATTCTGGTTACTATTTCATCTTGCACCTCCCTTCTGTTGATTACCATATTCTATAACTTATTCCTGCGACAACCGCAGGAGAAAAACCATCCTTACCAAATCCATAACCGGCTGTTATTCCCAGACCCCATCTTCTAGGTTTTATCTTAACCGTGTGATAGATGTCATTCGTTACTGTCAGTGTTTTGGAGCAAACATAGATACTATCTAGGTTAGGTCTGTAACCACTCACATAAGCAATGTAATCACTATCTCTGTATACCTTCTGCTCGACAGGAAGAATTGTGTCTCCTACATGGATTGTATCACCATCATGCCAGCACAGTACAGGGGAAGGAAGATAATACTTTACCGTATCTCTCTTTACAATAATACTTGTGCTGAATACCGTATCTGCTCTTACCTCTATATCCGTTTCTATGGATGGTCTTGCGAACCATCCTAAACCGAAAACGCACACAATAACGATTATATATATTAACCATTTCATAAGTGTAATACCTGCTTTTTATTATCGGACTGATTATAGGATATATGTACCCAACTGAATCCACTCTCATCAATAAGCTGCCTCCACTCTAAGGAAGAATTTCGAATCATATCAAACAATTTTTTATTGTCCGCCTTATTCCCGGTAGTTATATCTGCCGCACATCCTGACATGTGTTCACTGTTCTTTGCACCTCCCACAGCTTTATTTAATTTAACACAACGAAAGCCGCTATTCACAATAATGGGTTTACCCCACATCTGCCGGATTGGATCAAGAAGATGATTAATTAGATTCTCCATATTCGCTTTCTGAAATGAGTTAGGTACATTCTCTATACCTAACTTTTCTCCTGTATTACTACGGCATAATTCTGCAATTGTAAAATATTTCATTTCTTATCCTCCTTTTTATTTTCGTTGTCAAACAATATCTGAGCCATGATCTTGGCAATATCATCCTTGTTCTCGATAATCACACTCATTGTCTTTTCTGCCTTGCGCAACTCCGCTTTTTCCCATGACTTTTCGCGTACCGATTTAAACTCACAGAAAATACAGTAACCCGTCCAGATCATAGAAAAAACAGGGAAGGGGATAACAACACAGCATAACAGGTCAATGAAGCACAATTCTATGAACGGGGTGAAATACTTCTTCGCTTTGACGGCTGTTTTCTTATACCCCGTGGATGTTCTTGCCTCCCCCCGTTGCTTAGCTTTCATAACTCCAGTAATAAGGTCCACTAACATCGCCCCCATTGTAGCCGCAATACACAAGGCTATAAGCACAATGTGTATTATCATGTGCTCATTTATAAAATTGTAGATTACATCTCTCATTGAAAGTAAGTTTTGAACACATTAATATGATAGATATTCACCTGTCCATAGTTGGCGTCAAATATCTTCTTGATCTCGTAGCCCAATCCATAAGACAATGCTTTCATTCTTCGCCAGTTAATGGAACGCCAGTTCATATTATGTTCCTTTGCCCAACGCTTGATACTGTACCATTCTTTGGATTCATCAAGTTGCTCGGTCTTCTGTTCAAGCTGGTACTGAATCTGTTCTTTTGCCTCCACCTCATCCGCAAGCCGACGCAACGCTTCCGCATATGTTTGAGGAGTTTTAATTTCTTTCAATGATCGTTCCATTGCGTTGAAGGCTGCGATATAGTCCAGCTTGAATTTAAGGGCTTTCTTCCCAGTAAAACCCATCGCCAAAAGAGTAAATCCATCACGGTTCATTACGAACATTGGGTATTCTTGCCTATTTTGTTCATTAACATAAATAGTTTCAACAAACATAGGGTCAGCCGAAGTTTCGGCACACCCCTGTATAAGCTCTCTAATAGCATCTAAGACATGCTTATGTTCTTTTCCAAACTTTTCAGCCACCAATAGGCTGTTAGTTAAAACTTGGTCATTCCGACCTTTAAAAACTAAATCTGTCATATTACCTAATTTTATGTTAACTTTTAATTACCATCAATTACACGTTTTGGATTACCCGATTTTCAACTAACCTTTGTTTTGTATGACAAAAAAAAGAGCCAGCCACGGAAACTAATCCGCAACAAGCTCTTGGTCTTATGAAATTGTATAATGTCCTTTCGTCATAATATAAGTGGCGTGCATCTTCACACGCTCCCCACAAAGATAAATATTGTTTCCCTTATTACAAAAAAAAATGGCAATTATATACTATTTTACACAACAAAATAAGAGTGCAACCGCTGTTATTGTTGTTGTGGTTACAAATATACTAATTTAGTCAATTACACCTTATTTATATTACTGTAAAAAAATAATTGGTTCATATAGTTATATAATATGAAATATTTAATATATTTGCACTTGAATATACAAATAAGATTGGATATATCCAATCGTTGTACTGACATATAAAATAGCTCAATCGCCTTCTGAATCACCACCTCGGAAATAAAACGAGCTATAAATGAACCAATACATATTGGGTGAGTTGAAACCTTATAGGCGTAGACTTCCCCATAATGTATTGTGGCTTGTGGTGAGCCAAGAAGGCGTATGGGCGATAGTCTGCGCTTCCTTGTATACTTGTAATGCGTGGTTATTGCTGAAATTAGTGGAGCTTTATTTTTAGTATTAACCATAAAAATTCAAGTTTATGAAAAAGTTATTAAGTATGACGATGTTACTTACAGTAATGTTTCTAACGTTTTCCGCATGTTCAAATGACGATGATGATGTTGCCACAACTTATACACTCTCTTTTGATGTGCACTCTAACCTTTCTAGTACCGTCCGTTTATTTGAGTATAATGATAATGGGGATAAGATTGGTAATAAATCAATAGAATGCAAAGCAGGAGATATACATACATTTACTGCTGATCCAGAAACATATAAAGTAAAAGTTTATTTATCAATAGGGAATATCATAGGTAAATGGGTTCAACAAGTATTCATACTAAAAAAAGGAGGGGATACAAAAATATCCATTGATGATAAAACTTTAATAGGGCCAAATGAACCCTAATTATAAGAAAGGCCGGAGTTGTTACTCTGGCCATATATTTCAATTTTCTTCAAATCCTATAATCTTGTCTATGCCTTTGTCGAAGTCATCATTAGATTTACTTTTAACTTCATTAATATCCTCATTAAACTCTAACTCTAATTGAATAGGTTTAGCATTATATTTCCTCTCAAACAGTTCATTAAATTCTGATTTGGATTTAGAAATAGACATTAATGTGGTAACTTCTATAATCTGTTTTTTCAGGTGTTCTCTACCTATTTCTGGTGTTAATGATTGATGCCATTTGTATTTCCAATTTCCTTTATCCGTTTTTCCCGTTTTCTCCTTAATTTTGTCAACAACTCCATCAGGTAATAAATCATAAATATACTTAGTTGTTAATTTACCAATAAAAGATGGCTTGTTTTTAATGTATTTAGGTATAAAAGGTAGCCCCCATAATCTATACACTTCTCTATAAAAATCATCTGTAAAGGTTAATTGCCATTTCAAAATTTCTTCAGAAATATAAGCACTAAGGATTTTTTGCAATTCAAAATGTTCTCGTTCATTTTGATACCCAGTAGCTTCATCAATAAGGGCAATTATACCAATCTTAGCAAATGAAGATAATAAAATTTCGCATTGATTAGCAACTATTTGTTGTCTTTCTGTCATTTTGACTCCACTGCGCCTAGCTCTTAAAATAGCCTCACAAATATCGGTCAAAACAGTAGCCTCATAACCATTAATTCGCTGTTTACCTTTAAAGCATATAATTGGATCAAAATGTGCCGCGTCTTTATTGCTGAAAATGAAAGGTTTAAGTATTGAATTTGATAGGAACTGTGGCAATTTTGTGCCGCTTATATTCCCATCAACTACTTTTAATATTTCTTGCATTTTCCTTCCTGATAGAACTCTTGTCCCATCTTCTAATACATAACATGGCAATTTGTTTTCACCAAGATTTAAAGTTCCTTCGTATTTTATTTGATTATCCATATACTAATTCTTTGTAAGTTAATCTACATTCAATATTCTGCAAAAATAAATCAAATCTTTCTTTATCAGATAAAGAGCGAGTGTTAAAACGATACACACACTCGTCAATATAACGTTGCATGTGTTGTTTAGACCAATGGTAGTATATACCCATAATACTTCTTTTCACTAAAGCCCAAAATCCTTCGATGTGATTTGTTGTCAGATCACCACTACCATAAAATCCTGCTCCATGATTTACATTTCTATGGTTGTAGTAAATATTAGCCCCATCACTATAATTCCATTCGTCTGTATAAAGATTACTACCTTCTTTCACGTAATTATGAATAACAGAGAAAAGGGTATTTGATTTTGTGTCAGAAACAACTTTAGCAATAACCCTACCATTACGTTGAATCATTCCGAATACAGGTATTTTATCTTTGAAACTTCTACCTTGACAAGCCTTTACTTTCTTGTCTGCATGACGATTTTTATTCTTCCCACCAATAAAAGTTTCATCTACCTCAATAGTACCACTCAATTTACCACCATCACTGTCATTATTGTCATCTTCATTTGACTTATCGTTTTCTATACCTAAAGCCTTTCTGATTCTGTGAAGCATAAACCATGCAGTTTTCTGAGTTACCCCAATATCTTTACTTAATTGTATTGAAGATATACCTTTTTTGTGGGATAATACAAGCCATATAGCCATAAACCAATAAATTAAAGGTAGGGAGGTTTTATGAAAAATAAGTTTAGTCTTAACATTAAAGTATTTTCCAGTGTTTTTACAACGATATTTATTATCTTTGCATTTGTAGACTTTGGAAGTAGGATCAAAAGGGGAAACGACCTTTACACCCCACCTTCTTTCTTCCAGATAATCTATACAGCGCTGTTCTGTTGGGAAAGCATCTTGTAAATCTTTTAATGATTTGAATCTACTATTAAACATAAGGCTTAGTTTTTAATTATGCCCCTAATATAGTAACTTTTTACACAAGATGCAAATATAATGCAGTGTTTTTACATAATTGGTGTAAATTAATATATAATTGCCAAAAAAATAACCGGCAATTAACGCCGGTTATCGTGATAGTATCTTATAGCCTCATTGACATATAATGATACTGATTGCTCCTTATCCAAGATAGCAGCTACATCCTCCTCTATCGTGACAAATATTTTTCTTACACCTCTAACCTTGGGACGTCTTGGCACACCATTGCTGTCCAATATCCTATATATTGTCTGCTCAGACCGCACCCCTGTTTCTTTTATTATCTCTTTAATCGCTATCCCTTGTTTGTATAGGGACAATACCCTAGACTCTTGATCTAGGGTAATAGAACGTCTTCTTGCCATAATTAATATATTAACGCATCCTCTATTCTTGCTGACAACGGTTTTCCCAACTGATCCTTTACATTAGACCGTTCCAGCTCTATACTCAACCCATCCATATCAATTCCTGTTTCTTTAGCAAGATCCATTACTTGTTCCTCATCACGTGCAATAGCGTGATACAATATCGTTGCCTCATGATTTTCATCGTAGATATTATAACTGTTCATAATTATGTTGTTTTTATTGTTATTGATCGGATTAGAACTCAACAAATATCAATGTTTCCATGGAATCTGATTCTTTCACCCACATGTGATTATGTCCGAAACCGTATTTAAAATAGAGCTTTAAATATGGATATATTACGCATAACGAGTTCATGCAGCCTCTTAATTCATCTTCTGTAATACAGGAAGTTATTTCGTTAAGAATCTTAACGAAAAGATTCATACTTTCAGGCTCACAGTTCATTAGTGGTTTTTCTATTATCGCTTTCATAATCTTCTATTGTCTTTTAATTATTCATTGTTTTATTATCACAATGCAAATATACTATATTGTGATGTAATAGCAAAACAAATCACAATATATTTTCTTGCATTGTGCAATATTTAACATTTAGATAAAAAAAGAACAGCCGCCAGCAAAAAGCACAGCAGCCGTTCAATCCACGTCCTACTCTCTATCCCATTCTCCCGAGAAGACAATAGCAAAGATATCAATTATAAAACGAAATACAAAAAGAAAACTATATTAATTAGTTATAGAGAGCCAATTTTGAAACAAAAACCAATCTTCTTAAAAAATTGCCATTAATGCAATATTTTTTACTTGCAGGACAAATGAAGAGAATTAATAATATGGCAAATCAAACGGTTTTGTATTTTTATTGACAAATGGAAATAGAGATGGACCGAAGTCTGAAAAACAAGTATAAAACAGATAGCCTCTATAGATTTCTACTGCCTGAGGTATTTTTCCGGGTATTTTTGAGATTTTATTTGATTTTGTTTTACATTCCTGCGCTTAGAATACTTCTGGTTAGCCCTTGTCAGATCCTTGATGATCGTTTCATCGAACACCTCGGAATATATCTCTGTTGTCTTGACCGATGTATGCCCCAAAAGTTTTTGGACGGTGGTTATCGGAACGCCTTGGTGAACCAAGAGAGTGGCACAAGTGTGTCTGCTGGTATGGTAGGTGAACTTCTTGCCGATATGCGCCATTCTTCCCAGTTTCTGCAATGTCCGATTAGTGTCCGAATTGCAACCTAATGCAGCCAGTTGTTCGATGCTGTCGTACTTCCGCATTATGCCCAGTGCCTTTCCGTTAAATAATAGATATAGCGGGATATTAAGTTTCACGCCTGTTTTGACGCTGTTTAGGACCAACCATTCCTTTCCGTCAACTGTTACGAGATTCTTACAGGTAAGTTGTTTAAAATCGGAGAATCTCAATCCGCAATAGCAGCAGAAGAGAAATGCGTCCAGTATGTGCCGGCTGTTGTTCTTCCTGTCCGGCAGTTTAAGTCTTTCTAGCTTTTCCAAGTCGGCGGGCATCAGGAAGTTATGTTCCTTCTTCTCCCTCTTGATCTTGAATTTACGGAAAGGATATGCCTCCTGTAATATATAGCCTTCATTAATCGCCTCATTCACCAAGGTACGAAGTATTCTCATGTGTTTCCCTACCGTGTTTACTTTCAATCCCTTGTTACGCAAGAATGCGTCAAACTCCTTTAGAAACGTATAATTGATGTCCGTGAACTCTATCACGTTCCGAAATTCCTTCAATGTGGCTACTGTGCCCAGCATGTTATCCTTGGTTCCTGGTTTCCTATCGGAATTCACTATAACCTGTTGGGCGAACTTAAGAAACGAAACCACGGGTTTTACCCCCTTCCTTACAGCTTCCTTCAATGTGGATAAGTTAGATTCAAGACCTCTCTTCCAATAGCTTAACTCTATAGCCTGTAATTCCAATATATGCTCATATAGCATTGCATTAAGTTCTTGCGACTGCGGATGGTTGATTACTTGGGCACCATCCTTACTCCAACATTCCGGCTTTAGATAGACATTGGTTTTAAAGTATACCTTCCTCTGATTCAGATAGGCTTCTATTTGTACAAGGGCTGTCCCCTGTCGGTTTAACTTGTTTTGCCGGTTATAAACTAAACGATATCTGATCTTCTCTAACATACTCAACTTTTTGTTTTTAAAGTTAAAAAAATTCTTCTGCATTTACAAAATAAACCACAAAAATTGTTCTGGGGGGACTGATAGGGATAAATGATACATGGTACAGAAAGAGATCTGATAGTATTACTGATTTTAATGAAGCTAATAAAACTGGATATATACTTCTCCAACATGTCCAATCAATGGATAATAAACCAAATACACCAAGTAATTATGGATATTTGGATACTATTTTTGTTAAAGATGGCTACATCAGGCAGACTTATACAGATTTGCAGAGCAGATTTTTTGTTCGATCATCTAATAACGGGATTTGGACTAATTGGGAACAAATGCAGACAACATAGTATTAAAAATAAGCTAGATTTTAATGAGATAAAACGGATGGGTGCCGGTCCACACCCGTCCGCTCCTCATGTTACTAAAGAATTATAGTATTTCTAGACTTTCAGCATCATCCAGATTCTCATCAACTATATTCATGGATAAAGACAGGTCAACCCCAGTAGTATCCAAAAACAAAGCACTTACACGAAATGAAGCTGTGTTTGTCTTACTCCGAACGAAGAGATGATCATTTTTTCGTTTGAACTCTATTTCAGAAATTATACTACCGTTGACTTTCCTTATGATATAGGAGTTACCAGTCTTACTATTAATAAAGAACAGACCTGTAGAACCACCCCAATATACATACAATATCATACCGATATAGGCGTTAGATGAACTCGCTAGGCGAACGACACATACTTCTTGAACGGAGTCTTTATTGCAAACCAATATAGGAGAAAGAACGCCTTTTCTCAAGAGCCCTTTACTTCCTAAATTAGCAATCGGCATCAGTTCTTCCAGAAGCACAAATTTATGATCATGATGTTACAATTTGTTACATAGTTGCTACATCAGTCAAAGTTAAACCATTCAAAACGCTTGCAGGATGTTCTTCTACCGTAATTGAAGGAATATTTATAAATTTGCTAGCTCCTATAATTGATACACAATAATTTATGTTATTTAAAGTATTGTTATGTATGTATAAATTGTAATCAGAATCCTCTTTAACAAACATGTTGCCGTTTCCAGACATAGAGCATTTATGCCCTCCTTTCTTTACCGGGTAATATACTGCTAAGTCGATTTTTTTAAAATATCCATTTTCGTATACCGTAACCGTTAGTAAAGTATATAAATATTGTTTTAACTTCGTAGGCTTAATGCAAATAACAGGCCCTTCGCCAACGTATGCTATACACATATTCATGGATGCTAATCCTTTTGTTTCATTTGTTGCAAGTGGAAGAAGTCCTTCCAGTACTGAGGCATTGGCTTTCAACGCCTCACTTAATTCCATCTTTTCCATAATATTTTTTATTTACCAGTTTCCAAATTGTTTTTCTTATAATCCTGCCATGAGTCGGCGAGCTGCCCCACCGAAGCGGAAGTGTAGAGGTCAAGTATATGAATCTCGTCATCGGCAAGCTCCACAAGCTCGTTCCGATAGATCTTCTCCGCAAGCACGTGCGCCGGAAGACCGGGCACGTTCCTGTAAATGCCGTCAGCAATATCCTTACGGATATCCGCTATCACCATATCCTGTCTGTCTATCCCCGTGAACAGGGGAAATTTTGTAAAATCAACTTTCATAATATTCTTAATTAAATACTGTTATCCGCAATAAAACATAACCCAATAATTGCCCATACATTTAACGAATCCGGACGCATAATCCAGATCAATGGAGGACATCTCTTTTCCTCCGGGGGCAGGCAGGATGCGCCCGCCTGTCAGTCTTACCCCGCCGCTCATACGTTTGAAGTATATGGTATGTCCCGGAACATCCGGAGGAAGTGTCACTTCTATATTACCCGTATTAATAAACATCACATTGTCATCATTGTTATTCAGGGAAGTGCTGACGGATATGTTCCTCCAGTTCCCCACTATGCCATGAAGAGACACATAACTGTCATTGTTCGGATGAAGGAAAATGTTACCCCCCTCCACGAACAGAGGAATGCTCAGGGTCTTGATGTGCATCCCGATCATGGCATCCGGACTCTGTATGTCAATTCCGGCATCATACGATATCCCTTCGATTGTGACAAATTTCGTGTTCCCTCCGATTTTTACACGTGCAAATGTCCTTTCGTTATAAAACTCTATCTGTCCGGCGGATAGGTTGAAACCGACATGGTAATCCGTCCCCTCATAAAGAGTTTTTGAGGACAACATACCGGAATCTATGGAAAACGGACCGATACGTCCGCTATCCGCCGTGATTTTTCCGCTGATATCCACATTGACCGCCCTGATACCGTCCGCATCAATCATGGACGCCTTGATCTTCTCGGTCAGCAACAGCTTGGTGGCGATAAAAGTCCAGCTCTGTGCTACCTCCCAGTATTTTATTTTTCCCGAAGCCACATTCTGTTTGGGGGTTTCCGTCGATACCGACGTATGCGAACGGATGCACAGGTACAGCAGGTTGTCATAAAGTACAATGTCGTAAAACTGCTGCCCTTGCTTGCCCTCCAGGTAAGACACAGACGCCTCCCATACACGCATACGCATGCGCGCCCCCTTATCTCCCTTGTCACCTTTTGGAGCAAAACTGACCTGTCCGGTTCTAGTCACCAACGGCATATCACCTCCTTATTCCTTGGTTGTGATGGTCCATGCCACGTTGCCTCCTGCCTGCTGGCACATGTCCCAAGTACACGTGCCGGAAGTGGCTGCTGTACCGGAAGTAGACGGGTTAAGGACTACTCCTGCACTGTCCATGAACACGAAATAGAAAGTCATGTCCTTGTACTTGGTGGTACTTCCACGCTTGACCAGAATGGGCTTATAGACCACCGTGTCACCACTTTCCCGGATGGTCTCGTCCTCGGGCGTGGGATTCAGGATCAAATCAAACGGATCGGACGCATCCATTACGGACTGCGTGTCCTGACCGATGAGCTTGCCGCCCTGGTACACCTCCGCCTTGAACACACCTGTCGTGTCAACCATATCGTTGGTGACGGTCAATGTCTGTGTGGTCTTTCCGCTCAGCACGCTCCACGCACCGTTGACCTGGTTGTACCACTTGTACGCCAGTCCGGTAGTGATCTCGTCACTGCCCATGCGCGCTACGGCTTTCAGAATGCAGTTCTGCCCTTTGTCCCGAAGGGTAAAATACTTGTTGTCACCGGCAATGATCGTCACATGCTTTTGGTTTCCGACCCCCTTGGTAATGGGGATGCTATAGACGAACTGGACGGTGTCGCTGGTATTCCCAACGGTCACGGTGGCTTCACCCTTGATGGTACAAGAGGCCGCTCCGCTCGCCTTGACCAGATTCTTGACGATCTGCAATCCGTAGTAATCCGTCGTACCGGGCTGGTAAGGGATAAACTTGAAATGTCCCGTCTCACCGCCAAACGTGTTGGTGGAGACATTGCCCGAGAACTTGATCTCGACATCATTGAAATACCATTTCATGGAGGAAGGAACCACCAGCCCTTCCGCCACCCGCGAAGAGGTGAGAATGAAGGACAAGACGGGCTTGAGCGAAGCGAAATCCGGTGCGATGTTCGTCGGCGCGGACGCTTCGCCCATATACTCCTGATACAGATCTCCCTGGTTACACTGGATGGCAGGCATGTATACGCCGCCCTTTTGCGAAAATATGACCTGTCCGGTCGCGCTGGCCAAACTCATGACGCTCCTCCTTCCCCGGTCGTTTCCGTACTATCCGTGCCTTCGGAGCTTTCGGTGTTGTCCTCCCCCCAAGAGGCAGGTGTGAATACTTCGACGGGATGGTCCGTACCGTCTATCTCTTCTTTCGCCGCCTGCGGGGTCAGGCAGACGCCGCCCGCTTCCTTGGCCCTGTCAAATACCGTGTCGCCGGGGAAACGTGCCACGTCCGCCTGCCACAATAATACATTGCCATCCGCTGTCCTGTTGCGGATATCGGTCAGATGCAACCGGTCGGCAACCTCCTTCGTTACTTTAATGTAAAATGCCATAATTCTATTGTTTTTAATGTTATCCAAATTTTCTTACTACTACCGCCTTGCCCCCCTGTGTGAGCACCTTGCCGCCTTGTGTCAGCGCCACGTAAGGGCCTCTGTCCTCCACCTCCAGCTTTAACATCATACCGTTGCTGAAAGGTATCCTGGGAGAGTATCCGTCGGCAACCTTGGCATATCCGGCATCTCCGCTCTTCTTGACGTACCAGTGACAGTTAAATATGGCGGATGGATTCGGGATAACCCCCATGGTATCCCGAATGACGGGTCTGGGAAAGATGGCGTAAGTCCCATCCGGAACACCCGTAGGTACACCCTCCCAGTCGGCTTCAATCTTCGGAATCCTGCGGCGTATCACCGTAGAGACTGCCGGGTCCGATGTGCCCGGGGTTGATGCCGGAGTCCCGGAAGCCGCATAGGTGGCCTTGCAGACAATCGTGATGTCATCACCTATATAATTGCGGTCAATCTTATATACATTCTTGTTCAGTGATACAAACTCCCAGTCGTTGTCACCCGCTCCTGTGGTTATCGCCTCCAGCGCTCCCGTAGACAACAGACGGTACCAAAAGAACTTGCATTTGCCCGTAGCCGTCACGTCCGTGTCGCCTACCATCAGTTTAGCCGTGATGGTCTGTGCGGTGATGTCACGCACCGGGTTCCAGTCCAGCGTGGACGGGCTGTCTATCGTCAATACGGGGATCGCATCCGTACCGTCAACCGCGCGGACAAGACAGCTCATCTGAAAAGTAAACAGCTGTCCGGTACGTGTGTCGGCATATTCCGCGTAAAACTCCAGCGTGACGGGTTTTAGGACGGTGACATTTTTTTTCATTGTGATCTGTCCCTTGCTGTCACCGGACTCCGTAATGCTGTAGCCTGTGTTTGTCGATGTGATAAGTGTGCGTGTGGTTCCGATGCGCTCGTACCACTTCATGTTGGTCAGCCTGGAGTTGACCGCCCCGATTTTAGTCACCGCTTCCGGATCGGTGGCGTTGCACCGCGGAAACAGGACCAGCGGTGTCAGCGTATAGTCCGGAGTGTATTCAGCTTTGTCAGCCTGGTAGACCTGCATGTCCGGCACGCTGCCCACCACCTCGATGTTACAACTGGTTTGTAACAGCCGGTAGTTGATTTCTATTTTTCGTTGCTTTGTTGCCATTGTATAAAACCATTTTAAAATGTTACAAAATTCTCCGCCACTTCAAACTGCTGCCCGTCACGCAATAACGCCTGTGCTTTAAACGTACACACCCGCATGTTGGTATAATTCGGTCCGAGATCATCTATCGTCAGAGGAAGATTTTTCCCGGTGCCGGCACGCTTCACCGCCCATGCGTTATCTTCTGATACATTCCCGGTATCACGCGTCCAGCTCACATCAGCGTCAAGTATATGATCTGTCACGTCACGGTTGTACAGCTTGCCGGTAATATATAACGTTGTGGAAAAAGTCTCGATATCAAAATACCACCCCTTTGTGCTGCCGATCTCTATCGTAAATTCCGGGTTCCCTTCCAGCATCGCCCATCCGGCCGCCGCATATTGCGGTTCGTCGGCTGTTCCCGTCATCAGGCACTTCCATTTGCAGCCGTAGTGCCAAACCGTGTCCGCCCGCTCCTGCGTATTGGTGTAAGGATTGTCAGAGGACGCGACTTCGGCCGACCAAAAGCCACGGTCCACCAGTTCCTGTACGGGCAGTCCCTGCCAGTCCACCCGGTAAAGTTCACCGAAGATGCCGGCACGGGCGAATATGTACGAGTGCTTATAGTTGACGGGGAGATTGTCAAACAAATCCAAATTGGGCAAACGCCCCAATATCATGTAATAGTTGTTCTGTTCCAAGACAGGCTTCGTTACTCCTTCCAGCCAGACAAGACATTTATCCGTGGTGGCGGACAAATACCAGTAGCTTTGCCTGTCCTCATTGAAGGCGTTTCCTCTTCTGGTAATGATCGTCAACTCTGTGGGAGGATAGTTTTTACCGCCCGGCACCTCACTGTCCGGGTATGACAACACCGAGATGGAGTTGGCCGGGACATTCTTGGACAGCACGCGCATCCACGAGGCGTAATACTCCCCCGTTGAAAAGAGGTTGTTTACAATCCCGTACACTATATCACCCTCCTGGAATGCGGTGAAGTCATTCTCCCAGCGCTTGCGCAATTTCAGGGTATAAGTTCCGTCGCTCTCTAAAGCCACGGACTCAATGACTCCGTTCTCGGAATATGAGGTGTCGCCTTCCTGTGCGTTCAGACGGTTATAGATGATTTCCTTGAACACTGCGGAGCCGCGTACCTCAAGACGCTCGAACTGACCGCGCCCGTCAGGATAGATACCGGCACCTTTACCGGCAATCATGGAGTCGATGAACTTGCCGAACTTCAATAAGAAATTTGTTCCGTCCGCTTGATCCTTACGGAGGAACATTGCTAATGAGCGTAAAGCAGAGAACACATTACTATTGCTAGGAGCAGTCGAATCATTTGTACGGATTATATAAACCCCTTTTCTACCTCCACTAGTGTACGTCTGACCTTTATAAGTAAGATTGTCAACTTTATTTTCAAGCTCCCCAATTCGGGAATATGCTGTGCTTTCACCGATTGTATATACAGGAGCATCGTAAGGTAAATCAAGCTTTATTTCAAGACCTATAACTCTAGATATCCGACTAGTCTCAAAAAAAGATTTATTGACAAGCTCTATTCTTTGGCCAATGTCAAATGTCCGGCTGATCATGTTTTCTTTTACCCATGATGATGCAAGGGTAGTATTGTATGTACCATCATCGACCATCATCTTTTTTACACAATCCACCGTTTTGTCTCTTAATTCTTGCTCGGCATTTGATACGAGGCCAAGGTCTGTTATCTTCGTACTATCCCAGCCGTAAAGAATGAATTTATCTCCTGTAGTAGGTTTTAATGTTTCATCGGGCAATGTCCTTCCATAATTATCATTGGCAACAATTTCATAGACATCACTTTCAAGTGTTACGCTTCCTAAACTTGTGCCAGCCTTATGAAATGTTACACCAAAATCCATACCATTAAGTAAACCAGACTGGAATACCAACCTAAGTTCTTCTCCATCAATAATATAACTTTCATCAAAGACAAGCCCACTAGTATCGGTTACATAATAAAATGTCTGGGTTACTGTTTCTTGTGTTTCTTCATCTTCTATCGTAGACGTATAACTGCCAACCGTACCAACAACACATTCAGTACGTGGATAGACTTCATCAAGGAATATAATATCTTCAATAGCTTCCTCCTGCGGCATTTCCGTACCTATATCATAACCTTCTTCACCAATATATACCCTTTTACCATCCTTATACCGATAAGCATCAATATACGGTGTTCCTTCTGGTAACATCAACCGCTTTTGAACAATACCATTTACCACTACTGTTTCATCAACAGTCCGATAGTTGGAAGGAATGTTTCTTGTTGATCCAAAAGCATACACACGTGTAGCATAGGTTCCCTGGCTTTCACTGCGCGGCATTTCTTGGGCTTCCACACCCAGCTCTATCCTAACAGCATCTCCATTCTCACAACGTCCAAATCGGATAATATTATCTTCTACCCACCACTCACAATTCCACGTTTCTGCCATGTTAGTAAGAGCATCCAGCAGATTGGTATTCTCATAAGACATCAACTTAGCTGAATCCTCTACTGACGAATCTATAGAAAAATCGAAATCATTACCCCTGTATTTGTAACCAAGAGCTTGTAAGTTTCGGAGGAACACACCTAATTGCATATCCAATGAGGCAGTAAGGTTCCAAGACGCTTCCTGGCCTGCCACCTCCGGCATGTACTTGAATTTCTTATTTTTCCATTTCCAATAGTAAGCATCAAGACGCAACTCGTAATTATAGCCGCCCGTAGACTGGTCATAAGTAGGTGTCGGCAAATCTACAACTTCATATATCTTTGCGAATTTACCACCTAGGGATTCATCTAATATCCCCGACAAGTCCACATAATCACCCATCTTAAAATTAATAGGAGTTAGGACGTTAAAAGGAAGAGTAATGTAATCCTCCTTACCCAATGAATAACGACCTATCGAACCAACGTTGAAGTCTGTGGAGAAACGAATATCTCCTGATATGTTTTTAATGTCTATTAGTCCCATACGAGTATTGTATAGCTTCATACAATGTTATGTAGCAAATATACAAATAAATCACATGATAGCAATTATATTCAAAGAAAAAATCATGTTGTCCTATCCGCAGGATTAGGTTCCACTAATTTCAAGGAAAAACTAGCGATTCCCCTCATAAACTGTGTAAATTGGTTACATGACAAATAAATAGTCTTATACACAACATTTGGCTGATATTTGCTTCTGATATGTAATACCCCAGTGGCGAGTTCTTCACAAAAAGAATTATATCTAACAAAAAACTGATCTTCGCTTTTAGCCGTAAGATTAAATGTAAGTGTAATATTCCTTTCGTCAATCTTGGAATCTGAAGTTATAACTCGCTTGCCGTTTTCCAGACGTGACTTGTTTTCTATAAACTCTTTCATCGGCGGTGGTGTCATTAACGCCGATAAAGAAGAGGTATCCATACTTATTCCCCATGTGGTATAAGCATCCTTATCATTTATATAAAATTCTCCTTCCATGTTACATATTTTTAGTATTATCTACTATCTTATCTAATTTCGATCCTAATTCAAGGATAGGCTTTGTGTATTTTACGATATCTTCCAAATAACCGTTAGTAATCACATGCTGATTCAAGATGTTACCCAACGTAGCATTGCCCTCCGTTGAAATAGAAACCAAAGATCCTATGCCGACAACAACATTTATCATCTGGCTCTTTATTTCCTCATTTGAAACCTGCAAGGCAGTAAAACGTCCATTCAATTCCTCTCCGGTATCTTGAGACATGGTTTGGAAACCTTTGCTGCTTGCAGACTGGGAAGCTGCTTCCTGTGAAATCTTGTCATATCCGGTTGCGGCAGCAAGCTCATCACGCAGTTTCATGGCTTCATCCACATACTTCATATATTCATCTTGCAAGGCTTTCCTTTCCTCTTCGGTCAGCTCGTTATCCTCCATGCTGGCACCAAACTTTTCCCACCATTCCTCCAACTTTTCACTGTATAACTCACCAATCTTATTGGAAAGCATGGCACGCATAAAGTATTCTGATATATCTTCCGATGCTGCCTTCGCATCGTATTTCATATCCATAAGATTGTCTACAAAACTATCATACATAGAATCAAATGACATTCCAGTCAGACCCTCGTAAAGTTCATTCGTCAGTTCTTCCAACGTACCAGCTTGATCAATATAGTCATTCAACTTATCAGTCAGACGATCACCGTATCCACCTTTGCCGGTATTCTGAATGGTTTCCCACATATCTACTGTCTCACGGAGCATTTTCATTTCTTCTGGGGTAAGATTCCAGATATCACCATTCCAATCACGACCAATCTTTCCACTCAGACGGTCTATCTGTTCCTGAGAAAAACCGCCCCAATAATAATTCCAACTATGATGAGAACCAGAATAACGTGCTTGTTCCTGCGCTATACGCTTATAATTATCAATAGTTTCTTTTTGATACTTATAAGCATCCCGGTATGCGGCAACAGACTGCGTTCCCTTGCTTGCCTTCATTTCGTCAGTCAAGTCTTCAATGGCAGTTTGTAACGTTTCGTTACGGTCTGTCAATCTGTTGATAGCTTCCTCGACCTCTTTTTTATTACCGCCAATACCAAACAAAGAATTAAAACCACCGAAAGAAATCGCATTAAGGATATTACCTATTCCATTTTTCAATGAATTCCCAATTGTAACAAACAAGTCTCCAGACAAAACATCACTGATAATCCCACTGACCGCATTTAGAACAGCATCAAGCAGACCACCGACAAGATCACTCAATCCGTCTTTGAGTACGTCAATAATAGACAAAATCCATCCGACAATGGGAACTTCTTGAAGCGATTCCGATGTCTTACCTATGACGTCCTTGAATCCGTTCACGGTTTTGATAATTCCACTATATGCGTTATACAACCCTCCGGATGAAATCTGCTGCAAGCCTCCCAACAAATTTTCCATGCTTGCTTTCAGTCTGGTGGCGGTATCAGTCACATTACGCTGGGCCTGATTGGCGATATCCGTCTGTGTCTTTACATTGGCGGATGCAATGTCAGCATTCTGTCGTGCTATATCAAGGGCATTCGCTGTAACCTGCTTTTCTTCTTCTGTTCCACTCTTCTGTGCTTTGGCGTAATCATCCTGTGATTTCTTTAGTTTTTCCAAAGCGGCTGTTTCAATCTCTATGGCATTGATACGGTTTTGTTCGGCTGTATGATAGGCTTTTACATCCTCTCCAAGTTTCTTGAAGTTGACTCCACTTGTACCACCCAAAGACTTTTCCATCTGGCTGATGGCGTCAATCAATGATTTCTGGCTTGCCTGATCGGAGTTCTTGAACTTGTCAGTCCGTACATATTTTTTTGCTTCGTCCAAGGCAGGCTTTACCATGTCGGAAAACATGGAACCAAACTCACCGAACACAGTAACCCAATCTATATTGGCTTTTATGGCTTCCGTTTCCTTGTTCTGTATGGCAACATCACGTTGTTTCTCCAGCAACTTTACTTGTGCACTATTAGCACCGCTTTCTTCCTGCGCTTTCCTTATTTTTTCCGAATACTCTTGGGCGATAGCCAATTTCTGTTGCTGAAACGTGCCATATTCTTTCAAGTAATCGTTCAAAGCCTGTTGTTCGGCTTTAAGTTGCTCCTTGGTTACATTAGTAATATCTTTATCCCTCATGCTTTCGGCATTGGCATAAGCTTCCGAGATTTCCCGTACCTGCTTGTCGGTCAACTTGCCATTACCGGCTTTGCTCCATTCTTCCTCCTGTTTTCTTATCGCATCAAGCTGTTTTTGATAATCAAAGTCAATCTGTTCCAACTTCTTTTCCGTGCCTTCTTTCATCAGGTTGATTTCATCTTGCTGATTCTGACGGCGAAGTGAAAGAAGTTGCCCATCCAGCTTTTCTTGGTTTTCCTTTTGCTTTTTTGCTAGATTTTCCTGTCTGGTTAATTCGCTCCCAGTTACTCCGCCCAGATCCTTGTATGCCTTTTCGGATGCCTCCATCTTATCTTTGGCTTCTTTCACCTGTTTCGATGTAGCCGTCTGATCTTTGATTAATGACTCATACCCTTTTTTCGCTTTTTCCCATTCGGCTTTAGCATTTGCCAAATCTTCCTGATATGTAGTTTCTTTTGTTTCCTGTCTGTTCTCAACTTCCAATTGGACATTGATTTCCGACAAGACATCCTTTCTTGCGTTTGCCAATTCATTCTTCAGGTCTTCGATACGCTGTGCCTGAACCTTCATTTCGGAACGGTTGTTCTCCTTCTTAGCTAAATTATAAGCCCATTCCGCACTTTTTATCTGTTGTTCCAAGGACTCGACTATAGCCTGTTTTGACTGTGTTCTGGATTTTACAACTTCTTCATTATATGCCTTCCAAAAACCAATCAAATCCTGTATATGACCTTTCTCATCAACATATTTCCTAAAGAGTGCTGGGTATAGTTCCTCAATATCTTTTAAAGCTTTGAGTTTAGTAACATCGGCTTCCACCTCGCTATTAATGGTGCTAACAAGACCTTCCAAAGTACGTTTCCGATCTTCCTCGTCCGTGTTGAGTTTTTCTATTTTCTTGTTATATGAATCTAAAGCACGTTCTGCTGACGTTGTATTATCGGATAACGACCACATTGCAGCTCCAAGCCCTACAACAGCAGTTGCCAATAACACATACGGATTAGTAAACATAACAGCGTTCAAAGCTTTTTGTGCCGTTGTTTGCAAAACCAGCCATCCGTAGTGGGCACGTTCGGCAATAGTTAGAGCGGCAATACCTGAAGCTTGTAAAGCTTGCAAAGCCGTGACTGTCATCACAGCCACTTTATATACGCCATAAGTTGCTACAAGACCAACAAGAACTTTTCCCACTTTCTCATAATTCTCAACCAAATAAGAAACACCGGACAGAGCTTCGTTTATAATTCCTTCATTGGCTTTCCCTATCTCATTGAACATGGTGGAAACAGCATCCTCTATATTAGAAATTTGCCCAGTGATTGTCTTGGACTGTTCTTGCATAAGGTTGTAGAACATTCCTCCCTCATTTGTAAGGTTTTGGATGACTTTCTGGACTTCCGGGAATCCCACTTTCCCTGCTTCAACTAAACTTTTTACTTCTCCTTCTGCTACTCCGAATACTTTTGCCAATTCGCGAATCATAGGAATACCACGACCTGTAAACTGATTTAAATCTGCGGTATATAACCGTCCTTGCGTCATGGTAGTACCATACAAATACACAATATCACCAAGTGGCTGAGAAAGGCCGGCGGCTATGTTTCCAAGACGTATCAAGTCGTCATTTACGTTTTCAACATTTTCTCCATAAGCAAGAAGTTGTTTAGCTCCATTTGCTACGCCTTGAAGGTCAAAAGGAGTGGTAGCAGCCGTTTTTACCAATTGCTGCATGAGGGCATTAGCCTTATCCTCACTGCCAAGCATTGTCTTAAATGCAACTTCCAATTGTTGGAATTCTCCTCGGACTTGTGCAATATTTGAAATTAATTCTTTTGCAGTAAAACCAGCTCCGAATGCTGCGGCAGCTCTAGTCATACGGTTAAACAGTTCTTCAATACCTAAACCGCTTTGCTCTATTTGCTTGGACGTGTTTTTTACACCATTCTCTACTTCACGAAGTCTACGTAAGAAATTAGAATTATCACCTGTAATGTCAAAATGTATTCCAGCCATAGGTCTTTTCGATAGAAATAGTTCCGTGCAACATCACACGGCATTGCAAATATAACAATAAATGACATAGTTAGAGTCACAAAACACACAAAATATATTCAACGGTTTATTTTCCCATCTTTAATTTTGTTTATATTATTATATAAATATATATTTGTAAAATATTACAACGTAAAAAGCAGAGCAATGGATTTTAAGGATCAAGTTGTACGGCTATCTGATAATATAAAAAAACAAAAAGACAAGATAGCTACAGAAGAAGCTACAAAAAACGCATTTATAATGCCAATGATTGCAGCCTTAGGATACGATGTTTTTAACCCTTTTGAGGTCGTGCCTGAAATGGATTGTGACTTAATAAAGAAAAAAGGAGAAAAAATCGATTATGCCATAATGAAGGATGAAAATCCTATACTTCTTATAGAATGCAAACACTGCAAGCAAGACCTAAACCTGCATGACACCCAACTACAAAAATATTTTGTAGCGTCAAAAGCCCGTTTTGGCGTGCTTACCAATGGGATAGAATATAGATTTTACACCGACTTGGAGAAAATCAATATTATGGATGAGAAACCTTTTCTTATCGTGAACATGCTTGACTTATCAGATGCGGATATAGAGCAACTAAAGAAATTCCATAAGTCATATTACAATGAAGAGGATGTTCTAAGTACGGCAAACGAATTGAAATACACGACAGAAATAAAATCAATATTGAATAACGAATTTGCATCACCTACAGCAGAATTTGTTCGATTCTTCGCACGTCAAGCCTATACTTCAGGTCAAATCACATCGAAGGTGATAGATATGTTTACACCACTCGTAAAGAAATCCATCACATCTGTTATTAATGATATTATTTCAGATAGACTAAATACAGCTATAAAAAACAGCGAGCAAACATCTGACTCACTCCAAACGATAGACAATACATCCATAAATACTTCCACAGAAGATACAGAAAAGAAACTCCCGGACGGAGTTGTATACATGGATAAAGAATCCGGTGTCGTAACAACACAAGAGGAATTAGATGCCTACAACATCGTAAGAAGCATTTTAAGAAAAAGCGTGGATGTGTCACGCATAACCTATAAAGACTATAAAAGTTACTTCGTTGTAAATATCGATAACAGCCAATGGTTCTGGATATGCCGTGTTTCTATCGGAGCAAGAAAAAAGCAAATAGGAATACCGGTAGACCAATATAAGAGTTGTGAATGGATTCAGATTGACAACATGGATGATATATTTAAATATGCAGACAGACTTGAAGAAGCACTTAAAATGGCAATAAAAAGTTGTGAACATTAAAATTAACATTAGTATTTACATTATGAAGAAGAAAGTTTTATTTTTACTGACCGTATTTCTTTATTCAATAACAGCTTTTGCTCAAGAAAAAAAAGAAGTTATCATTAAAGCTGGTACAATTGTTCCTTTGGAATCCATAAGTAATGTCAGAGCCTCCAAAGCACATGAGGGGCAGAATATTGATTTTAAAGTTTCCAGAGATGTTATCATAGACAAGGTTGTAGCCATACCGGCCGGAACTATAGCCAAGGGGGTAGTGTATGAGGCGAAAAGATCTGCATGGTTTGGAACCAAGGGAAGATTAGGAATCAGGATGCGCTATTTAACTTTGCCATCTGGTGATAATGTGAACTTCTCATCATCTGAAGTATATATAACAGGAAAAAACAGGACTCCTTTATCTGTTGTAATATTCTGCTGCACCTGTATCCCTCTGCCTTGTGGTTCCAAGGCTGAGATGAAAATCGGTTATGAGTTTGATGCATCAGTAGCAAACAATACCGTAGTAATAGTAGAATAGTCATTTTCTGATTATCCTATTTCACCGATAAATCGCGAGAGTTTTTGTATAACCCTCGTGATTTTTTTGCCTTTTATTTATCGCACTGTTCTATTTGTCGTATTTAATCCCATTTCATGGCTTTGATTTTTGCCATATTTGCAGGGTCATCGGCATTGATGATATCACGGTCTTGAGGTATGTTAACTCGCTTACGTTCCTCGTCAGACAAATATATGGACGTTACGGAATCGGCAAGGAGCAATTGTAAATTGGCATAGCTAATACCCCAAACAACATATTCAAAAGTCCATCCGTACCGTTGACAAGCTGTATCTATCAATGTGCCATATATGCTTTTGCCGCCAAATGTAAGAGAATTATTATCCTTCTTGGCTCTCATGGCTTTTGCTTGCCATTCTTTTTCCTTATCTATTCCAAGGTGTTTTATATATGCTGATATGTCTCCTTCTGACAATACCATAACCAATAGTTGTGCCATACTGTCATTATCTATTTCTTTATAGAAGAAATTACATCTTTCTTGTACAAAATCATAATCAAACAATTCTTCTTTCTTATTGATGGTATGATAGGACAAAATACGGCACACGCTTTCTTTTTTTTCCTGACATATTCTCAACGCTTCCATATACGGATTAGCCTTGATAATTTCCAGATTTATGCCAAGACACTCCACAAGCCTTGATATTAGGTATGTTTTTCCAAGAGTAACCGGATATAGATAAAACTGACGTTGATTTACTTTAAAACCATGTGGACGTTCAATTATAGTATCCGCAATGTCCATGTCTATAAGTTTCCCATCTTCTAACATAACGGTTCTTGTTTTTTTAATTAATGCCGGATATCTTCACAGACAACCGGCATGAAAAGACATATGAATAACAAACCAAATTTTCAAAATCGAACGGAAACACAGATTCGAACTGTAACCTAATGCCTGGTAGACATACGTGCATCCATTACACCATTTCCGCAATACACGTGGGTATAAAGCCCCCACGGCAGGCTATCATCCTGAAAAACTATCCACCTACACTAGGATTAGGAGCAACTTCAAATTTATCTCCATCTCCAGATTCATCTTCTGGGTCACATTCAACCTTAGTCGGCTTACCAGAAGTAGGCGTTGTTATAATCTTACCCCATTGAATCTGTTTTTTGTCCGAACCCGGCTTCAAAGCATCAAAGGTATACGCCCAAATACCACCATCTGCCGCTGTAAATGAATCCTCAACAGAAACGGTAGTTTTTTCCATACAGAATCCCTGAACATCAGGATCTTCAGGCTGTAAAGCAACAGCATAATTATGTGCTACCACTCCATCACTATCACTTATAGGACGCTTACGCCCTTTTGCAGCACGAATATTGAAAGTAAGAGCATAGGTGTTTTTTCCATACTTTACATCCTCGTTCTCTCCTCCTTCAATCTTTGCTTCTTTCTTGTCACCTTTTGTCGTTGTCAACTGTGTGGAATCCTCTACCGGAGTAGGCAATTCTTCCCATGCAGGTGATACTGCATCAAGGTCTTTAATAAAAATACGGGGCTTACCCCATCCGATTACTGCCATAGTTCTATATTGCTTAATATAGTTAATACTTATTCGTTATTTATCTCAATATACAGCTTGTTGTTGATGAAATGTTCCGTGTGTCCATCCTCAAAAGAAACACCGGTAGACATGACTTTTTGACTACATTCTTTAGGAACTGTATGAAACTCTTCTTTACGTATATAAAAGAGAAACTTACACAAGTCACACAATTCCCCTATACGGAGTGTATGCTTTTCCCATGCTTTTGTTCTAGAATTCCATTGGTCCCTAACATAAACATTGACATTCACATAAGCTCGCTGGATCTGACCGCATCCCTCATTGGCAAGTACAGATATGACAATATCCTCCTTGTCCGATTTATCTGGTCTACCCCTATCACTCAATTTCCCGGTTACACTTCTTTCAAGGATTGATCCTTTAATCTTGTGATATACAAATTTTGATATTTCAATGTCCGATTTCATCATTTAGCAATCTGTATCTTTAATTTTTCAAGCATCTTGGGTACTTGGTCTATTGCCCATAGCTCCGTTGACGCAAGCACATCCTTGTTATCCATCGCTTCCACATATTCAGCATAATTCATTCCGGCAACAATAACAAGAGCATAGTCATTGGAATATCTTCTAGCCAGTTCTTCTGCTAAGTCTTTGCCGACTTTTACACCTTGTGAACCCTGCTTCACCTGATTAAAGTCTGAGTATTGGATAATACTGCCATTATGGGCTATTACATAGCCAACTGAGCTACGCAAATTACCAGACTGATCATACCAACTTTTATCACCACCTCTATCACGTACCCTGATAACACATTGTTCTCCAAGATACGACAAAGCGCGTATTGTTAGCCTTTCAACCCGTTGTGCCTCCCTCATAAGTGTATTATGAATTTCATCAAGTTTGGTAGCCATTCTTATACCCATATCCTAAACCCAAATTTTGCACTGAAGCTGGTAACGATGAAAACCTTTCACTTCAAATTCTCTTTCTATTCCTCCGAGCAGACTTATCTTGACTCTATCTCCTATTGTAAAAGCACGGCAGTTTGCTGGTATATTACAAACCTCATAAGAGTATTTACGTATTATGCCATCTTCAAATTCCCTTTCATCCGATTCACCGGCAGGAACAGCATCACAGGGAATTTCACCTTCCCAATGTTCTTCACCCGAATGGTAATCTCCGTTTTCATCCTCGTATCCTGAAGCAGATACAAGGTATTGCAAACGATGTGGATTTCTACTCAAAACAGCCATACTACAACAAACAGTCACCTACATACACCGTTGGTTTTGCCTCCAGTTCTACTAAAGGTTCACCAATAGTCTTGTAAATGGAGTTAACACGTAAAAGTATCCGTTCTTTATCTTTATCAGATAAAGCCCCGAAGGACTTGTCTGCTTCAGAGAAATTGATAGCCTGGACCAAAGACCAAAGACAATCAGCTAAAGCTCCCTGGTATTCGTTAGAATGATCTATATCATAACCAAACTCATCATCACCATTGAGATTACGTTTAATCATCACATTCTCTACAAAACCGATAGAAATCGGATAGTGTATTTCGTCTACGAGAGCTTGCTGTATTGTCTTCATGGCTTATTCTGATTTATGAGATTCAACTGCGGATTTCAATTTCGCTTCGTCAAAGTCATTCAGCCTGTTCACGGCGGCAATCAGCTTGTCATCTGCAATAGTTGAAGCTAGATTTTTGCCTGTTATTTTATTGAATTCCTTGACAAACTCCGGCTTCTTGTAAGTATTTCCCCAAATAGTGATTTTCACATCCGTACTGTCAGAAGTTTCAGCTGAGGTATCTACCGCCTGAGCTTCCGAAATATCAAGAGAGTAGATTTGATCCACGTTCTCAATAACAGAGAGCACAAGAGCCTGCCCACTCGTAGTTTCGGTAAACGGCTCCGTTGTTCTGTAACGGCTGATGAGTTTGTACTCATCAACGGTTGAATAAACAACACCCTCTACCGGATTTGTCTTTTCCGCAAGCGTTCCCCACACCAAAGCACCGACTTCTTCTGTGGTAAGGAAAATCAACTTGTTCTGGTTCCACGGCTTGTACGGTTTCCTTTTGCCGTTCTTCTCTGAGATGATTGAACGGTCAATTTTCAGGAAAGCAACCCCGTTGTTATCATCCGCAAATGCTTCGTCAAACAAAGATGCTGTCGGAACAGGGAGCTTTGTATTACTGTCAAAAGTCTGACCGCGATAATTGGCTACCAGTTCTTTTGCCCCTTGCGTCTGACGCAACTTGTTGTAGGTGGACAATGCAATGCAGATAGTGATGATTGTGTCGCCGTTATTGTCAGCATAAGCCAATACACGCTTAATGTCATCAAGCGTAAGCTCATTTTGCGTCTCAACACCAAAACAGTTTTCAGGCAGATAGCCGAAATTGATACGCAAAGCCGTACCGGTATTGTTTTCATCCTCCACAGCTACAATACCATTAGACAATCCGGTCAGGAAGTTCGCTTCATTCTGTTCGTCAATACCGACAGAGCAAGCAATCGGGTCGGAAGTCAGCTTATTCGCGATGTTCGTCCATTCCGCACCTTGCGCTTTCATTATGTTAACGGTATTGATATCCGATTCAAACATGATTTTTTTCATACCGATTTTCGGCAGAGAACCATTGGCGTGAGCAATGGCATCGCGGCTTTTAATCGGAAGTGGCGAGTTCATCGACACCATGTCGGCTGCTACATAAGTAGTGTTTACCGCAGCGTTAGACCATTTCTGGTCTGCCGAATAAACCTTTCTCAACATAGATTTATGCAAATAGGTGCGTTTGTTGTCACCGTTCCGCTTGCCGTTCACTGTATCTACTACATTCTGGAGTCTCGGAAAGATTTTTCTGATGTACTCCACAAATTGTGATTGTACCATTTTTTACCTCCTCTTTTAATCGTGCATGAATACTAATCCAGGCAACTCCGTCTTCATTGCAGTTTTGATATTATCCACTGAATACGGACTTGCTTTATCATTCACTTCACCATCGTACATGATTGCTGCTAAAGGAGCATCCTTTGTAACGCTTCTTACCAATACACCTACATAATGATGGCTACCGGGCAATGTATCATATTGATCATAATTCGATGCTTTTAGCGGCATAGGCTTGAATAGTGTTTCGTCATCATCTGATGCGATAATAACATGACCAGCCTTAATTACATCATATGGATAACCACTGACATCAAGCGTGCGACCACCAATGATACCAGCACCGTATCGTCTGATTACAACCGAATCAAGACCAGAAGTAATCACCTGCAATTCACTTGCTAAATTTGCTGTTGCACCCATTTTTAATACTTAGTTTTTTGTTAATGTTTAGAATGTGTCAGCCAACGCTTTGATTTCAGCGTCACTAATCACTTCATCTTGTTTTCCCGAACTTTTACCACTTGCGGCAGGCGGATTAGCCAATGTAGACAAACCTGCATCTGCACATTCTTGGTTGTAATTCTTCAGGTCTTCCTCAACTTCCGAATAAAACTCGTCAAACTCCTCTTCGGTTTCAAATTTCATGTGGTCGAAACTTTTCAGGATGCGACTGCCGAAAGAACCCGAATCTTTGAGCAACTCGTTGAGCTTGGATTTTCTTGATGTAGTGACTTTTTCACCTTTCAATACCGAAATTTCATTGGTAAGTGTATCAACCTTGTCAAGCAATCCCTTTGCCCATGCTGGAGCATCATCATTACTTTTATTCTGCTGAGGATCATTTTTGTTTGAACCCGTCTGACGATTGTTTGAAGTGTTCGATGATGTATCATCGCCGTCATCGGTTTCGTCATCGCCATTCTTTTTGCGGTTTTCTTCGATTACTCGATTTGCAAAAGACTGGCTGACTTGCAGGTAGGGGAGAACCGCATCAATAGCTGCTTCAATTTCTGCGTTTACGTCCTCATCGGAGGCATCATCTGTGGAGGTTAGGTTATCGGCAATTCTAGCAGCGATACCCATCACCTCTTTTTTATTGAACCCGAACGCCTTCACTTTCGGTTTCAATTTCAACAAAACCTGTTGTTTTCTATCCATTGTACAATGTTTTAATTAATAAAAACGGCCTGCAAAACATTACATGCAAGCAGACCGTCAACCTTCTTAATCATACATTAAGAGCAATGAATGTATTCACGACAAGTTCGGTTGCATGTAACTTCACATGCTTTATGCAAATATACGAAAAGTGATTCTTTTTACTTCACTTTAATTGTTAAACTATTATAATAAGACACATAGTACGAAAATAATCTTGTACTCCGTGTTATGAAACTGAATGTATCTGTATATAAGCAGTTATTATTTAAGATATGACGGGTTATCCTTTAAAAAATATGGCAAAGTTCCATTTCTCTTTGCATCTGCTATGCGTTGGGAATTTGTGCCAATCCACTGTTTAAATGCATTCGGTACATCCTTGACTTCATTCACACTTTCAGTCGTAGATTCACTTCTACCATCCCATTCCCAAAACTCTTCTTCTGTTTTAAGGATAGGTATTTTATAGCATAAATCATTCGGATGCCAGCCAGTCCAAACGAAATCTTTAGGATATTTACCTGCTAACCTATCGCATATATCCCCATGTGGCATACGGTGATGATGTGAAGAGCTTAGCTTTATTTCGTACCCCACAACGAAATCCATTTGTTTCCAACGCTCATTTTCAGCAGTCCGGTAAGCCATGTTAATTTCAGATCGAGCCAGTCGGATAGAACGGTATTCGCAATCCTTTAAATGTTCTGCACTACCATACTTGTCTTTATAATCTTTTTGCAGTGATGGAAAATCAAGCAGATATTTAGAGATTTGTTTACTCAAAGTAATAGCACTTGTTCCTTTCTGAATAGCGCAAGATATAGCTGCTTCAAGTTCTTGTTTATAAATGGTGGATTGTTGCCAAAGTTTGGCAGAGACATTAAAGCCTTTATCCTTGCGGTTTTGGAACGCTTTCAAAGCATCAGAGTTTACTTGATATAAGACTTTGTATTTTTCCCCATCAACTTGGGCATTATAAGCCTTTAGAACTTTATTTGCCATCAAGTCTTGCACTTCATTACTATTTTTCCATTCTTCACTAATACCTCGATAGATAATCGTATGAATATAATTAACAAATTGAGCCTGTATATCCTCTATCTGTTTTTTAGTCTGTGGGTAATCAGACCATTTAAAAGGATTTTCACTATTAGATGAATAATCAGTGCGTAATACAGCTTTAGCAGCTTCCAAATTCAGAACATCATATATATGCTCCACTAAAGCTACATATTTATTCAGCCTTGTGTTAAGCTCTTGATATTTCTTCTTTTGATTCGGAATCTTAGGTTTTGACATATTGGTTTGTTTTTAATCTATTTATTAGAGTAGGCAGAAAAATCACGGTGGTAAGACAAAAAAGATTGTTCTGTTTTTAAGATTGGCTCATTTCTTATTGAACTTGTCACATACGTCACGGTTAAGAAAGCGGCTGGAAGTGAAAAACGGACAACGGCACATGAAGAACTCACCTTTCAAGTTCTTCTCGTGCCGGTCATAGCTATGCACGCAATCCCGACAATGATACTTAGATTGTGTTATTACTTTTTTTGCCATATACAAATTTGTTCTTTCTTTTATCAACCATCGGATATAAATAATGCTTCACTATAATTTTGCCACAGATAGGACAATCTTATACTACATATTCTACCGTAATTATCTTTGAATGTCTTTTCATATTTATCCCTCCTCAATTCTATCAGGTGCCGGCATTTCCAGCAGCCTGATAGCCTTAATCGTTTTTCTACCTTCTAAAATAGCTTTGCATAATCTATGGTATCCATCTGCTATTTGTCCTACTTCATCCAGTATAATAGGGTAGTCTAAAGAACAATCACGAACACGTTTGCATTGAAAGATAAAACTATGAAGCTGGCTGCACTCAAACGGTTCAACAGTCAGGTCTATATTCCACAATGGCATATCACGTACAGGGTATTCCTTTGCTTTCGCGAAATTATAAAGTGTCTGGGCTTTCCATACTTTATTTCCTCTAAGGTATTCGCTTTCGGCAAAGGTCATATTATCTATTGGTACTTTCATGTTATTCCGCACTTTCAAATAAACCGTTCATTCTTGATTGTTTTGCTTGTAAATCCATCGCATCTTCTTTATGTATCTGATCCAAAGTTGCCTCCGCATTATTAGAACCAGCTTCTCTAATAGTTTGCAACTGGCTCTTGATTGGCTTGCCACCATTCTGTTTTATAAGTCTATCAGTCATTGCATCCTCGTCCATTTGGATAAACGGAGTAATGACATGCTCAACTTCTACATTGTCAATCTCTTTAACCCATGAAGTATTCATGCTTTTCAAGAAAGCCTTGATTACACTGCATTCACGCTCAAACGATTCTATCCAATCACCACTTTCATCACCTACTTTCAGATGGGCATCAGTCAGCAAGGTCTGTCTAGCATCAAACCCGATATTTCCTAATGCTTTCATGTTCTCGAATGATATATCCGGAATTTGTGATTGTGACCAGAATAGACTAATCAGGGTACTTACATGGTACTTTAGTGCTTCGATAGCCTGAGACCATGAAACATAAGACACATCACCTCCATTTTCAACACGGAATATCCTACGGCTTTCCCCCTTATCTTCTTTTCCTTGTGTAGCCCCTGCAATTTTAAGGATAGGAGCACTGTTGTAGGCGATAACATCACTATTACGAGAAAGGGTATATTCTATCTCATTACGCAAATAAGACAAACCATGATAAATAGGAACTGGGCGATGAACATAAACACCGGGGATCTTCAATATAGCTATTGGTTCCGCTTTGATTTGTTCCCACCCAGATCCTTGCTGCTTCCACTTGTAATGGATCTTAGAAGTATATGTTTCAAAAAAAGCAATTTCTTCGTCCTTGACTTTCTTCTTGTATTCAAAAGACATAGCAACCATATCTCCCAACTCGTCAAACAACGGATACAGCCCGACGCCCTCCATCGGGGAATAGGTCTTGCATTTCAGCTTAAATTTACTTTGAAAACCATATAGAGAATTGGGATTTTCAACCGTATACCAAATGGTAAATACCTCGCATGACGCAAAATAGGCGTTGCCACGTTTAATATTCTCACTGTCTATACGAGCATACTTGTATATATTCTCAATTGCTTTCGCTATTTGTTGGCGAGTTTCATTGTTCTCAATATTATGATAGACACGTTTTACTGGAATGGAAAACATAAACTCTGTCATCCGTTTTGTAAGGAGTTTTTCAAGACCGATATAAATACGGGAAGCTTTTTCTACCGTACCATCAGATTTTACCTTATCTTTTCGACCAATGTTATCATTTACTATCGAATGCAATGTTGGTTCATAGTCTTTAATAAGATTATCCCATGAGGGGACATAGACTGACTTTCCTTTTAAGTCGTTGATGATATTATCAACCGGGCGCGTAATGTCTAATATAGCTGTTATTTCGTCCATAAATATAGTAAAGTGTCACTTGACACCTTTTTTTATATTGATTATTTAGATAGGAATTTATTCACGAAATATATTTGTCCTTTGCCGGTTACTTTGGTAGTGGTTGTTACCAATACCGAACCATCCGGCTTGGTAATTGATGTTTTCTTCAACTCAAAAAGTCCCAATTTCATAGATTTCTGCGTTGGCTGATTATAATAATCACCTTTTTGGCAAAGATAACCGTTCTCTCGCATCCAACCGAACAAACGGTTCTGACCGATATTCACTCCGTTCTGTTGGAGAATTTTTGCCAATTCAGCAATAAGGCACGAACGTTGAGAGGTACATACAGCATCGGCAAAAAGGACTTTAGGAGCATCTTTTTGGATCTTCTGCTCAGCCTCTATAAGACGCTGTTCTTTTCGTTTCAGTGTTTCTTGTGCCACAATAAGCGCACGTGCCATGATTTCTTCTGGAGTGTCGTCCATTTTGGTAGCGATGTAGCCACCTGTCTTACGGATACATGGCAACACTTCGCTTGTTACCCATTTGCGGAACTTTTTAGCTTCAGGCTTACGACTATCCAATATTGTATCATACAAACCATCCTCATCAACAAAATTTGCCTGTTGGATTCCACCGGCTGTTTCAAGGGGATACTTTGAAAGTACATCCTTATCTAATCTTTGCGCTACCTTACTGGGAATCAAATCCAAAATCTGGCATACATCTGCCAAGCAAAAGAAAGGTTCGTTATTTTCACCCATCGCAATTCTTACCTTTCCGAATTGCTCATTCTCAAAAATTTTAATTGTGTTCATAATGTAGTTCCGTACTCCTTCATACGGTGATTAGTTACACATGATACTGCTCCAAAAAGGAACCGGATAGCACAATACGTACTACCCGGTAACGTGAAGGAGCACGTTAGCATCAAATGCTATGATGCAAATATAATAAAAGTGGCTGTAAAAATGTCACATTCAACAGAAAAACTTACCTTAAATACAATATTTTATATTATCTGTTTGTATTTGGTACTATTTTTAGTACCTTTGCATAAACAAACGATTATGGGTACAAAGGAAAAACTAATAGAACGTATTTTGTCATGCCCAAAGGATTTTACCTATGATGAAGCAAAACGCTTATTCGGGATTTTTGGATACAAGGAAAGCAACAAAGGTGCTACATCAGGTTCCCGTGTTGAGTTTATAGGACCAGACGAAGAAGCTCCTTTCATTTTACATAAGCCACATCCCGGAAGCATTTTGAAATCATACGTGATAAAAGGAATAATTGAGCATATAAAGAAAAACAATTTGATTGAGAAATATAAACAATCTAAAACAAAGTAGTATGGGACTTTTAAAATACAAAGGATATTCCGGTTCTGTAGAATACAGTCCGGAAGACAATTGTCTGTTTGGCAAAGTGCAAGGGATGAGAAAAGCGTCAATCCTTTATGAAGGAAAGTCTGTAGATGAGGTCCGTAAAGACTTTGAGGAATCTATAGACTTTTATCTTGAAAACTGTAAAGAAAGAAATATACAGCCTGAAAAGCCTTATAGTGGGAAGTTAAATCTACGTATGTCACCAGACTTACATTCCCGTGTAGCCGCTTTTGCTTCCAGCACTGGAACAACAATTAATGAGTTTATCAATAAAGCCATATCTAAAGAACTTGAACACGAAATAGCTTTGTAAAATAATATATATGCAAAAAATAATACAAGAAATTAAATTTTTTCTTAATTATTTAAGAGAAGATCCATACGAATTTATTGCCATAGTATTAGGTATTTTTTGGCTGTTACTATTACTTGTTGGAAAATAATACCAGAAACAAAGAGAGGGTATGCGATACTCTCTCTTCCAAATCACTTACCATAACTTGTATCAATGACTTTGCAGCCATTTGTTCCGTCTTTCTCTGCACGCCTCTAAGGTAGGTGCACAATAAGAAAACAGCTCACCGTACAATAGAAATGCGCCGACTTTCACAAGCCAGCGCACATAAGAGCAATGAAAACACAAACAAGGAGTGTTTTCGGTTACAAAGGTACTAAAAAAACACAACTACAAAAAGTCTTTAAGCAACTCTTCATCACTAATAAAGCTATAATCTCTAGGATAAAACGTATTCGCTAATGCATCCATATAGTCAGGAGAACGTTTAATACGTTTTTTGATATCTTCTTTAGGCTCAATGATAATCTTTCCATTACTAAGGAACTTCCACTTGGTTTCGGTAGCCTCCTCCATTAACTGATCGCAGGGTGGGAGAGCGGCACCAAAACCATTTTTAGGATTAAGCCAGTCACGTAAAGCCCAATATAGGTATGCTCTCATATTTGCAAATTCATATTCGCCAGTAATATCGTGTAAGCCATCTGCCCCTTCCGAATATTTGCATGAAAAAGCGTTTGTAAATTTTTCTTCTAACAAACGAGAATAGACACCTGCTCCCTCTCCAATAGTATCAATAAATGCTTTTGCTCCTTTCTTCTTTAGATAGGGAATCATCATACCTACCACATGCATGTGATCCGCACGCCCGGCAGATTGATGAACTTCAAATTGAGAAACGTAGTTACCGTATCGCGGACAAAGCACACTGTTATCGCGTCCCATACCGGCAACGTCAACACCTAACTTACAAGATTTGGCTGGGATAAAACCATTTTCCTGTAACTCCTGCCAATTCCTGTTTGCTATTTCTATCCATTCATAAGGGATGAGAACATCTTCCGACACTTTAGGAAACATACCAAGTACCTTGACGCGAAACAAATCGTTAGGTCTGTATAGTTTACCTTCCCAATTGAAATCGCCTTCTCCCTCATTGAAATCTGTTTTTTGAATGGGAGAACACCAATTTATTACCTTGTCTTTTACCCATTCATAATCCACTTGACCGGGTATTACAATTTGCTTCTTTACTACATTTTCTGCATTTAGAGAGCTAAGTCTGAATTTTGCAAAACGGTCAGACTTCATGGCACGAGCTGCGTAACCGGTAGTAACATTAGGATTGAACACTATGAGAAAGCGGGAATTACCCTGTAAGTTACCTTCAATAGCGTTGTATGTCGCTTCTGATATACCGGAAGCTTCAGTAACAACAAACATGGTATTTACAGCATGGAAACCAGACCATGCTTCTGTGTTGTCATCACCAGCTTTGAACCCCGTTAGAAACCACTCTTCGTAATCTGTTTTAATGCCGGAAGATAGTAGACGTCCGGGCAAGAACCCTGCATTTCTAAATAAACGGGATATTTCAGGTATCATTATATTTTGAACCTGACGAGCTGTAGGAGCTGTCATGGCAATCTTGGTATTCTTAACTAACTTACCTTCTTTCCAACGTGGAGTAAGATACATGAAGCACATAGATGCACAAGCTGCAATGTAATCTTTCCCACGAGCTGTGCCCGATGCTACAGCAGTCATTGGATTATGCTGAACGGATTGAAGAATAGCTTGTTGCTCTTTGTCTAGTCTTGAATGAAGAACATCATGAGCGAACTTGCACCAATCCTCTCGCCATGCTTTCATGTATCGTATAGACTTTTCATCTTTGCTCATTCCTCATCGTCTGGCAATTCTTGCATTAATTTCTCAAATGGATTAATACTCAAATCTTGCTCTACTTTTTCAACGTAACCGCGATGCTTCATTTTAGTCTTACTTAACCAAATAAGCATAGTATTATCGTGTTCCGTCAAAGCTTTAGCAAACATTGTCGTTTCTAGCTTATCATAGAAACTTTCTTCTACTTCTTTCCATTTTTCGGCAAAATCTGGATCATTCGCTTTCCATTTATAAGCAATTGAGCGTGATATTTCCACAGCCTCACAAGCTGCGGTAACATTCAGCATCCTTGCGTCCAAAGCTTTTAGGAATTTCGCTTTCTTTTGCCTTGTATTAAGCCTGTACTTCTGTGCCATCTTTATTTCCCTCCAATACATTGTTTACGATTTCCAACATCTTACAAATACTTAGTGCCTGCGCCTTGATTTTATATTTGGCTTGAACTTTAGTCGACACCTCATTCAACCGGCGCATTGTGTCCATATCCACCAAAGTTAGATTACCAAGCTCTTTTTCTGAATAACATTCCAACGTTTCCATGAGTTTATCAAACGAAACCTTCTGCGTATCAACAAACATAAGAGTTACAGGAACGATTTCGTTATTCGGCATTTCAACCGTATAGTTGATATCCTTTACGCTTTCCAGAACTTCATTGCTGATATGCGCATACTCTTTCAGTGCGACATCTGTTATTTCATCAAGCAATTGCTTCAAAATCTCCGCATCGTCCTGCCCAACTATACTGTTATGTGACAATTGTGTTGCCAGCAACCAATCGTTTGTAGTCTCCTCTTCATCTATGTACATAACATGGATGGAAGTAAGCCCGGCCATTTTTGCCGCTTGTGTTCGGTGATTACCGCTCACTACCGTATAAGAACCATCCGAATGCTTTACGCAAAATGGTACAGACGATAATTGACCGTCCCTACGAATGTTATTCACTAAGGCATTAAACGTGTCCTGCTGCATGAAATGCGCATTTTTCTTGACCAGCTTAATGTCAGATAACTGCACTTCCGCTATCTTGAATTTTCCCATATTATTCCTTTCTCGGCTCATCACCGTATTTTTTCACAAAATCTTTTAAAATATCATCTAAGTTTCCACGAATACCTGCATCTTGTATGTAATGGAGTTTACCAACACAGCGTTCATGCAGTTTAAACACTCCCCGATACTTCATACTTACCGGTTTATCGGTAAATACAGAAGTGGCAATCACTCCACATTCATGTTTATATCTTATGTCCAATTCATCTTTGAACTCTGACGAAAGTACACCCATAATTAGCAATCTACTCAATTTGGGCAATGGATGGTCTATCACGAAATCCGACTTCATCAAAACTGCATCCATGCCGTATTTGCTTACCTTCAGGAAATCAAACATACAAGCCCCGAACACATAATCATCCAAGAACCATAAGTAACAGAATGGCGCAGAACCGAGGATAATACCCTTTTTCAAGTAAATCATACGCAGATAATCAATCTCTGCCATAGAAGCACGTACAAACCGGAGTTTGCTTTTATCCGTAAGCATATAATCATCCGGCAGTCGTTTATATTTTAAAGGAATGATAGTACGCCTTTTAAAACTGCTGTCTCCACTTTCTACCACATTAGACCAAATATATGTGCGTTGGTCTTTGAATACCTCTCTTCTGCCCATAAATCCATGCTGCGAGAGAGCCATGTAATTAACTTGTTCTTCATCTATTTCTGCATATTTCGTTTTAATTCGTTCTTGCCATCCGAGGTCATCCATCAAGAAACGTTGCAATGCGTTACTTGTAGCTTTCATGCCGGAATGAAATTCATTCTGATAGATTAGTATATCATCCTCTTTACAATTAAGAATCGCATCCGATATATCAGCACAATAAAGCACTTCAATAGACTTACTTTTAAGGTTATCTACTATATTTTGATAACGTTCCGTATACTTCTTATGGTAATGCTCCAACTTTGCCATAAAATCGTCATAAAGCGATTTGTGATAAATATCCTGTGAGTTCTTATGCTTCTTGATGGCATTAAAAAGGTGAATAGTGGCAATAATTTCAGCAGGATTTTCGGATTTGATACTTAGAAACTTATATTCTTCATTAAAGCGTAATTCTTGTATTTCACCTTTGATTGCTTTATACATCATGTAGATAAAATACTCCTTTGTATACACCTTAATTTCACGGTTGGTAAGTACCTGCTCTATATCCATATAATACGAGTTTACCACATGGGCTACATCGAATTTGGAGGCCTCTTTCTTGATAAAGGAAAGCATACGGTTGGATTTCTTAAACATGGAGCCTACCACTGTAACATTATCCGAGTGTTCTGCTGCCCAAAGTAACGGTTTATGTCTTTGGGGAACCTTAGAATAGTCTATATTGAACACTTCAAGGCACTTATCAATTGTGGTGAGTTGCTTATACTCTTCCATATCTTCATGCAGGTAGGCGTACTCCACAAACGAATACATGAATTTGATTGTCTCCAGTATTTTATCGAAATCCCAGGAGCTATTGAAGATCCTAAATTCTGCCGTTCCTATCTTTCCAATAGAACATAAATTAAGCCAATACCGGATATGCCCTCTGTCTGAACCATTGCTAAAGATCTTCAGCAAGTTATCGATATTATCGGCTTCCAGTACACGCCTTACCACATCCCAAGGTGGACTAGGCACGAGGTATTTCGTTTCCCACCACTCGGCGATGTCAAATATCCGCTTGATAGGATATGCAGTATAGTAGGATAGAACAAACATGCGTTTGATAACATCCAAATCCATATCCTTGATATACAGATGTGCATCAAAACCTTCATTCCACATAAGATAGCTTCCTGCATCTTTCATGGTCTGAATGAAGTCCTTCAGTTCTTGCAGATCTTCTGCACAATAATGGTACGGTCGAGTGTTTATCTCACCGCCAAACTGACCGTGATGCGTAACTGCCGAACCGTCCGAGTTGTTCATCATGGTTAGTTTGTTGTCCGTCCACTTGTAACCGGATGAAAGTGGGATAAGCTGTTTGTCACCATCGGCAAACTCCAACTCCATGCCAAACGTACGTTTGGCAATATAGTCAATCCAAGGTTTATCTATATTCATGTTCTGCATATTTCAATTTAACCAAGGATTTATAATCAGGAACAATATAAATCACATCACCAATGCGATAATCCGAAACATGCTCACATTGCATTATTGAATATTCACTGGAACTGTACTCATATTTCAAATCGGTGTGATAGTAAATCCGGCATTTGTACATATCTGCCATTGAATAACCGCAATCAATAATGAGTTGGTTACGCTCCGGATAAATGCCTATAACCTTTGCTTGTAACTCAATTCCATTAAGACCTTGCTTTTCTTTGTCAACACAATATGGGATTGTACCAAACAACATATATTCACCAATACGAACATCACTTATGAAACTAGGCAGTTTACTATTTTGCCCAAGCCAAAAACTACCTCCCAAGCTGATAGACTCAATATCATTACGCAGACCGTTCCAGATACGGAACAGTTCTTTTTCCGAAGGGTGATTTTCATTCAGACAACCGGAAGTAATCAAACCATATATATGGGAGCTTGAAAGTGTCCTTATTTCATTGACCAACTTACTTGCTTCATAAATGCTTAAGCCTTCTCTATTATCACATGCATTAATCGGAATATAAAAATTATGTATTCCTTGGCACGCATTTCCATTGATAGTAAGATATTTCCAAACATCCGCAAATGATGTAACCACAGCACCGCTATTCCCCTTTACTGCCTTTCCGATAGAATAGCATATACTGTCTTTTAAATGGAGTCCAAAAATCTTATTTCTTATCTTATCCGATATATGCTCATAAATATCTTCATAAAAATCCTTGAACATTAACGAAATAGGGACATTAACAAATGATTGAGCCTTTTCAATGTTTTCTATTATATTCTTGGTATAGACTATAACTTTCATAGTTCCCACTTTAAGATTAAACGTTCAATTTCTTTGTATTTGGTATCTCTTTTGAATGAGAACCCTGCATTGATGAAACTCTTCATGCTTGCCTCATTCTTAGGCGATGTCATAGCAAATATCTCTTGCGAGCCATTGGAAATCAGTTTGGCAATATTGGCATTGAGAAGGATATACTGAAATCCGTTCCCCCTATAATCAGCATGAACAAAGCATTTATCCACGTAGGCTGTACCGTATTCAGTGCAATAGGCAAGTGAGTAGGCAACCAGCTTGTCATTTACCAACAACCCGAAACTGCAACCGGATTGCAAGCACTTCACTATATCTTCCGTCTCAGAGGGAAAACACATATCCGGATTGGCAAGAAGAGTCCGCTCCATCTTTTCAATATCGGACATATCAGACATGGACAAAACTTTTACTTGCATTTTGTACTCAATGTTTCCTTTTTCAGTTGGGAACAATGGTTCGTAACGGTCAATCCATGCTTTAGAGAGAAATGTATCGATATCAACTTTAGGCAACAATGCTTTTCTGCAACTGTCGAAAACATCTAATACAAATTCCTTATGCTTAGCAAGTTGTTCGCTTTTCAACGGACACTTACCACTACGAAACACAAAACTTTTTTTCACCGATTTTACCCACAAAGGATAAGTTTTACACATAATAGGCTTGTAACCATTATCACATGATTTGCAGTCTTTAGCGATACATTTTACCTTTTTACCGCCAAAGTAATCATCATCTATAATCTGTAAATGGGAGATTTCTTTTTCATGCCCGTCAAGTTCATGGGGCAAAATTACAATATGTCCGTCTGATCCGAACGAACAACACTTCCAACCGCATCCGGAGTTTTCACATGCTCTTATTAGTCCTTTATTGCTCATATATTTAAGTTGTATATAACTTCATATACATTTTGCGTTAAATGCCTGCCGGGCATATTCCCAGCAGGCTTAACACAAAAAATCAATCATCTGCAAGCTACTTGCAAGAACACTTATGCAGTCCTTCGGCTTCTTTTAGTCGTGTCAGATGGCAATTTCCATCACCCCGTAAACTACACAAGCTTTAATGTTTTTGCTTTTGCTTATCGCTACTATAAGGGTTGAGCGGAAACAGGGAGTCGAACCCCACTCTTTGGCTGGAATACCAACGCTCTACCGATGAGCTATTTCCGCAAACGCTCGTCTTTCCGAGCTGCCAACATTATGAACCGCCATGTAGCCACAGTCAACATTCACATGATTTTGTGAAGATCCACCTTGATTGATACCCTTTGGACTTATATGGGTTTTACCATACTCTCTCAATCTACTATTTTCTTCTATATATCGGTTGCTCCCATAACAACCTCAAATTTTAGAAAATGGTGCGTTCATTGATACAAGGCTGTGGGAACTCAAGGATTCGAACCTTGTTCTTCGGATTTTCAGTCCGACGCATAGACCATCTTTGCTAAATTCCCTTTTGCCTATGCTGTCAAACCACCGCTTGCTTGGCAAATCTGGCAGCATTCCATCAAACGCTATTGATGGTTGGCTAATAATTCTGGGTTATCGTATATATTTCCTTTTATTTCATATTCATATAAAACGGCTCCATGTTCATGCCCATCATTCCAATCTGAGGAATATACAAAATCTGACACAATGTAACCTTTATAAGTTTTATGTTTTATACCAAAAACTCCGTTATCAAAACTCACTTCACCTATAAACCCATAGTCATATCCATCTGTAACTATTCGTTCAACAATGTCACCCTCATATATTTCTTCCCCATTCTTGTCAAGCAAGCCTGTGAACTGACCAACAGAGTCTTCCTTCACTTGCTCCCAATCGTCAAGTGTACCTCCTTGATGAATCATTGGAAAGTGGTCGTCATCGTCTTGAAATAACCAACCGATAATCCATTTTCCGCTTTCAACGTGTTTACCTCTAAACTTAATATTTCTTCTCATACTCAAAACAAACTTGCTTGTTCATACTTAGGTTCTTTCTTCTCAACAACTCCAAACTCTTTGATTTCAATACCTGTCTTTTCAGTAAGCCACTTAGCCAAAATATGCCGATGGCAGAAATCACCCGGCTTTTCGTAACAGCAGAGAGCAACATCTTTGCCTTCACTGAGTCGCTGGATGGTTTGTATCAAATCTTGTGGATTGACTTTTGCAAGGACATCATTCAAATACATATTCGTGTATTCTTCATAAGTCCATTTATCATCCAGCATATATCTTTTTGGTGCAACCTCTATTATTTGAGGAGCATTATAATATCTTGGCTTCCCTAACGCAACACATATCATTTTTACGTTTGCGGCTGCCAACTTTCTGTAATTTCCGAAATAACTTGTGTAAATTTTCATTGCTCTTTTTTTTATTTTTATGGTGTAAAGATATAAAATATGGCGTAAAAAACGTCACTTTTAGTCATAAATTTATTTAATTTGATGATTTTATTGTCTCAACCTTGTAACATTTCATCATGTGATCTGTTTCGCACCCCATATTGAAAATATTGCCGAGATAATATTTGCGTACTTCTTGCCATGATAAGTTGATAGGGGTAACGAACCAGTCTTTATTACCTTGTTCGTCTTTTAAATACACTTTTACAGTTGTTTTCATTGCTCTATATTTTATCCGTTATACGCTGCTGTTATCTTTTCTGCTTTCAATTCTTTGGTAAGCTCTCCATTCTTGTAGAAGCGCACAGCAACAACTCTCACCGTTTCTGACAAGAACCGGCCACAATCATTGGTTAACTTCACTTTTAGCTTGCTTGCCTTGGCTAAACTTTTTGTACGCTTCTTTATTGTGTTTTTGAATCCGAAAACATAATCTTCGGTATCAATCTCAAATGAATATGTAGTGGAATACATCACTCTTTGAAGCTCTTTTGTTAGTTCTGTTACTTTGCTCATTTGCTCTCTTCTATTATTAGTCGTTATTATTTCCAAGAAGTTCTTGTAAAGCAGACTTATATCCGTCCAACGCCTGTTGTGTATATCCCAATCTGAATTTTTTATCTGCTGAAAGAGAGTCGTTGTTCAATCCTTTTTCAATAGCTTCAATGTTTGCTTTGTAGTATCTGATAAGTTCTTCTGTTTTCATTGCTCTTGACTTTTACTTGTTATTAATAGGTGTTATTTTGATATTGTAAAGATACAAATAATATATTGAATATCAGTATTTTACATCTTAAATATCGCAAGCTTAAACTTTGTTTAACTTTCTATATTTCAACGTGTTACCAAATTTTTCAACGGTGGTGCCGCTCCGCTTGTTGCCTCCACGCCTGGATAGTTGGTTATTTAAACACGTGATCTATAAATACCGTATTAGTTTGCCATTCTCCGCGCTTTTTGAAAACAAAATACCCGCGTATTGTTGCCGTTTCATTCATTCCGTTTGCAAAATCATAAGCGGCTTGTTGGTCCTTTCCGAATTCTTCGTTTATCGTTCCGCTGTTATTGCTCACCCTATAGCGTAGCTTTGCAGGGGCTTTTGTTCTATCTGTAATAATATTCATACTTTCCGTTTTGTGCAATTGCTTGCGGTTAATACTTATTTCCCTTGTAATCCTGTGTGGTAGCCATCAAGCCATATTAACAACTCTTTTGGGGTGTAATAGCCGCTTATACGCTTGTTCGGGTAACGTGTCGTTATTTCTCCGTTGTCGCCATCCGCCAATATTATAGCGTATGTATGTTTCGGCAAACTCGATGGATTGAGGGAGAAACCATTTGCCCTGCAATATGATTGTAATTGCCTTAACGCTTCTTTCTGTGTTAGATTCATATTCTTATGGTGCTGATTTCAACATATATTTTGATAAAAGGATGGATTTACTTTTCTCTATCTCGCTATTGGTGTCAATACCAATCTGCTGGTAGAACCCGGCATTACCAGAAAGACATTCATACGCAATTTTCAATGTTCTGCGTTCTTCTTTGGTAAATCCAATGCGAAAAGTGGAGGAAATTGCTAGTGCGGCTTTTAAATCACCGCACTGGAGTAATGAAATCGCTTTATTGGTTTTCGTTTTCATCTCCCCACAACTTTTTAGCAAGTTCGTAATTCTTTTGTGCTTCATTAACTGCTTTCTTGGCATAAGTAAGAGTATAAGCATGTTCACGCGGATATTTGCCAGACTTTACACCTTCATGGTATTCTTTCGCTTGTTCCAACTTGTGTTCGTAGAAGTCAATGCTTTCCGGCATAGACAAATTGATCGTGTTGGCACGTTTCTCCCAATATTGGGTCACTCTTTCATGTTCATTTGCCTTATCACTGAACTCAACGCTTTTACCCATGTTGTTCCAGGCATCATCTATCATTTTGCGATGACCTCGTTCACTATGGTGCCCTACTTTGATGGGCTCGCCTAAAGAAAGAAAATCTCGATGTTTATTCGATTTCTGAAAATACTCATTACTTTTTTGCACTGCTGATACGGCCCATTCACGTCTGCGTTCCGCTCTTTGCTTAGCCCATTCTTGAACGTTAAAGCCATCAGCCCGGGCGATGGAGTAATAATAAAAACCATCTTTCTCGAGAATTAGATTGAAAACGATGCTTTCGTTTTCTTTGCCATACTTGGTGGTAACTAGAATTTCTTCACCTTTTTTGTGCATCTCTTCGCACTTTGCCAAAAACACGTTTGGCGCAAACTTGTAATATGTGTTCATTGCTCTTATGTATTAAATTGCTAACTTTAATATTTCTATATCTCGAATAAGTCTATTGGCTCTCTGCCTTTCATTACTTGCAAAGTCTTCATTACAGATACTTTCGTAGAATGCCGCATTTTCTTCTGCTTCTTTTAACGACATCTCTTTGCGTTCTATCAAAGACTTTATTGTATCAATATCATTGCTATTAATAATTTCTTCTAAAGCTGTCTTCTTTGTTAATTCGATTGTTGCTTTCATTGCTCTTGTCTTTTAATTGTTAGTAATATTGGTTTCTTTTAAGTATTGTAAAGATACTCATTATCAATGAATTAGCCAAATATTTACACAATTATTTTAGTCGTAAAATACTCATAACCAAAGATTTAACTTTTAGAATAAAACAGCAGACATGATACAGATGATGCATCGGAAATGGTTACTTTGTATAGTTTGCTCATGGATTTTTCTTTTTAAGTATTTCAACACATTCCTTTACTCCATCATCGAAACCTTGTTTATAGCCTTTAGTATATTCCCCTATATTATATACCGTCATTGACAGAAAAAATAGAAGGATACCCAAAGCCTTATACCAACTAGGAAGCGAGATGGAAAACGGCTTGAATGTAATTGTAAGATCTCCAACCCATAATATAGCTATTATGAATATAATTGTAAATAAAATTGTTTTCATAATCTTAATATTGTTTATTACCTTATTCCTAATTTAATTTCTTCATCCTTAATTATTTTTCCAATCTTATCGGCTTCCTCATACCGTTCTTCTTTTATCAACAGTCTTTGCAATTCCGAAAGCTGGTTAATGTAAACAATATCGTTACGATCTGATACATGTCGGACATATCCTTCTATCTTATCCAGCTTGTCTTCCATGCGTCTGTGCCACTTACTTACCAAGATTAAGGTAAACATCAAAGCATAAGCATTTAATGAGACAATGATAAATTTAAATATTACTTCTGCTGTTTCCATAATCATATAAGTTTTAATGCTTCCTGTAATCCTGCTTCAAGTGCTTCTTCGTAAATATCCCATTACCACCATCATTAGGTCCTTCATAAACAGAACTAGTTATATGAGTTCCATTGTCAGCTTTAGATATTTCGTATCCATAGCCACAAGCACAGTTATATACACATATATGAATGTTCTTGGTTTCACGTAACCACTTTTGAGTGATGGATTGTGTAGGGACGGGGAGTTTTAATACATTTGTGTTTATATAGGAATTGCAATTAAATAAACCGTCTTTTGTATAAAAGGACATACAATCTTCCCTAAATCCTTTCTCTTTAAGCAGTTTTGCTGTTTCCAATGTTACAAGTTCTTCCTGTATCATACACTAAAATATTTCTGGTTCTTCTTTGTATGGAGATTTAACTTCGATAGTCGTGTTTACGGTAACTCTATCTTCGTAATATCCGCTTGCGCTAATCAAAAAATTTCCGTTTTCAAATCTAACATTCGTGATATCGCTATAGTATCCGTCTTTGACTATCATTACCTTTCTATTTATATCTTGCGCAGTAAGCAACAAATGCGCTAAATCCCGTATTGTCATTTTATTTAATTTTTAATCTTATTATGTTAAATCATTCATTGTTATTCTCCTTTACACTCTTCACAATGCAATTTATAAGCATGGGCAAACATCCCTAACGTAACAGGATCAAAGTGAAAATCTGCCTGTTTCCCTTCTATGACAACTGAAACACATAATTGTCCATCGCAAAAGCAAATATATGCATCACCACCTCCATCCCCTCTAATGGAAAAGGTTTGTGTCTGTACACTATCCATGATTCTCCTCCTTCTTTAATATTGATTGTAATGGATCAAAATTCATATTTACTTGTTGTACCCTATCTATATCATACCTTATATTAGTACATTGTAAACTGCTTAAAACGTTTGACATTCTAAACGCAGGAATTACCATACAAATATCAGTTAAAACGTCTATCAACTGTTCTTTATTTAAATGTTGCAACTGAATCTTGATCATATTCCGTATTTCTTCCTCATTCATTATTATTCCTCCGATAAATTAATCACTCCATATAAATGTTATCAACCAAATAATTACAGAGATGCCAATCGCACCCAATGTAAGAGCACCAAATCTTGTTACAATCTTTTCCAGTTTCTTATTCCTCATAGATTCTTCATCCCAATTGTATGCTATAGTCAATCCCATTTGAATGAATAGCATTATAAGAACTACTGAAAATAATATTTTTGTCAAATCATCCATTGTTACCTTCCTTTAACCTTTTAATCAAGGCATCAACGCAATTCAACGAATATTTAGCGGCTACCTCAGAATTAATACCATTATCGTTTTCTATAACAGCTTTAAGAATGTCTTTCGCCAATTCGTACCTACGTTGTTCCCAATCAATAGCTGAATTTCCAAGATTTAAAAAGTCAAGTTCACACTCTCTGAATACCATATTATCACATACATATAGGTTATCTCCACTATGTAACGCATTGGTATTTGTTTTCGGAATTACATCTACCAAAACCCCTGTTGATTTTACTCTTGCTTTCATTGTTTAATTTTCTGATTTAATAATAGTACCGAATGAACGATACCTACGCCAAACCATATTTCCACGTTGAATACTAGTAAGCCAATCACAAGCCTTAAATACTTGTCCTACATTATATAAAAATGGTCGTTTTTGTATTTTTCTTTTTATTCTTGCTTTCATATTTAATCGAAATACATTACTTTCTTACCTATACATACTTTGAACCTTGAAACAGCTTCACTATATTGTGTAATACTATTGGGATTATATTTGTTAACAAAACATCCAGTACGTTTATGGTATCTGACACAAGCATTTTCAGGAGATTTAGCCAATATCTCTTTCTCATCTCTAAAATCAAAAAACAAATTATCTCTGTATGATACCTTATACCACTTCACTTGGCTTCTTATCTTTTTAAAATACTTTGCTTTCATTGTTCCTCCTTTGTTTTAATATCCGTTACTTTGCCACGACACTTAAATTCATTATTTATTATATCTGATACCGAATATAAATTAACCCAACATAGACACGCGTTCCCAAATTCATTTTGACATAAATCGCGTAATGAACATTTTGAACAATCATTACGTTTCGTTTCCTTTAATTCATGCAGCACTCCGTCTATTATTATTCCGTTCTTTATTTCCATATTGTCTAATTAATTTGATTGATTGATTCGCTTTGTTGATTTGTTTACTCTGCCATAGTGTCTAACGCAAATAGCATTTGCCTTCATCGAGCGTCCTAATCCGTATAAATACTCCATGCGTACATTTCTACGGATATTCTTCATTATCTTTTTTGCTTGTCTTAATTTCATATCTCAATCTCCTTTCTGTTTAATCCGTTCAAGTACATCCCTGTTGGCTTCGAGTATCTCATCGAAAGACGTGATTTCTCTCCAATGAGTAACATCCCAAGGTCGGAATGTTTCATAGGCGTAATTGTCATTCCAGAAGTATATATTGCTATCTTCTTCTATATCATAACATGCAAGCCTAATAACACCATCTTTAAGTCTTATTAATACAGGCTTTCCTTCCTCCGGCAACCGTTCCTTAACGCTTATCCAAGGGGATTGCTTTGCCTGCCATTCTGCACCGTCCTTAAAGCCATCCAAGTAATACGGCTGATACTCGTCATTGTATATGCTTCTATCTATCACGCAGCTTTCTATTGCTGCTTCTTCCAATGTCTGTTTCATATATATATCTATTTGAATCTGTTTATAATAGTTCTTTTATTGAAAATAGCCATAACAATCAAGGCTAAAGCGACTTTCAATAATTGCTTTTTCCCAACAATTACGACATTACTACGATTTAGCCCGTCATCAGTCGTGATACTGTACCAATTCTTATAAGGTGGTAGTACCTTATAGATATATATTACCCCAATTATATTTTTCATTTCTTATCTATAATTCGTCAAACTCTTTTTGTAATGTTTTTATCTTATTATCCAAAGCATTCATATAGTTCCGAAAGAAATCATTACCAAAAATTTCGTTCTTTAATCGTACATCATTGTGCATTTGGTTATATGTGAATATCAATCCACCGCCATACCGGATATTTGACCTTTCAAGTTCTGCCTTATGACTTTTGTATTTTTCTATTTTCTCGTTGAGTTCTATTGCTCTGTTGAATTTACTCTTATCCATATATCTCCTTTCCACCTATCCCGGCAGTATATACATTGCTACCGGGAATAGGTAATAAATTGTTGTTTTCATATCTGTTCAGTTTGCTATTAAAATCTATTCAATACGATTTGCTCTGCTTCCAGAAAGGTATTAGCCCATTCTTTTTCGTTGCAGCTAAAAAACGATATGTAAAAACTCCCTTTGCAGCTACCGATAAATGCTACTTCGTGGCTACCTATGTAATAGTGCGCTCCATCTGGTTTATAATACGTTTTTATTTCTTTCATTTTTGCTCGGTTTTGAGAATTATCCATTAAACTTAAGCTCATCCATATATCCCATCTCTTTCAAGCGGATATTAAACTCTTCAATCGAATCATTATTAGAAATGAATCGCTCAAGAACATCGTTAAAAGGGTGCAGATCGTTTTTTAAAATATCATTAGCCTCTTCTTCTCCACGTTTCTTCCCTAATCGGTCTTTGCATACTTCTATGTAATCATCTTTTGTCATATTGTAGTGCGTGACTGTATCAACAATTGTACTAAACCTACAATATAAGCCGTTTGGCTGTTGGGCTATAAATGATCCCATAATTACCTCCTTCTAATTTTTTATTTATCCACGGTTGATTTTACAATAATCTTATTATCGGATGATGGCATTACAACCACATTTCCGGCATCTGTGCTAATTTTTAAGATAGGATTAAGGTCTAAGTCAGTACTGGCTACTATAATCATATCTCCAAAAACATATCTTTTATCTTGTTCTAATTCATTCATTTCTGTTCAGTTTTGAGGGTTATTGTTTTTCTTCATTTTTCAAAAAGCCACTCCGGTCAGGATATACCTTTTGTACCAGTTTCTCCATTTCCTCAATAGCTTTATAGGCATTATTTATATCATCTTCACGATAGGGATTGTTAGGATTATCGCCAAATAAACCATATATGACCTTGTATGAGAGCCTGTGAGCACGTTGCCTATCAATGTATTTTTGCTCACAGGTAGCAGTACCGTCAAGCGTTCCGCCAAGGCTGTTTGTAACAGCCATAAGCCTTGCCAACAATTTCTTTTGAGTTTTATTCATTTCGATCTCGTTTTACTATAATTGATTAAAAAAATATTCACTACACTTAAATCCTTTCCGTGGAATAAAGTCTTTAAATTCACAACTTCTGAATATCCACTTCTTATCAACCCATCCGGCCAAGTCTTTTTGCCATTGTGGTATGATTTGATGCGGATTATTTAAATCCCGGTATGGCTGGGCGTGTGGTAAGAACCTACGTCCTCTCTTCCGCCAATGATTAACTCGATTGAATGCCTCCTTGAAATCGTTCATCAAGATGCAATAGAAGAAATATTCCCCTTTATAGCCGTACTTGTCAATCAAAGCCGTTGCACGTTCACATTCAGCAATTTGTCCTGGAGTGTCACAGCCGAACCGTATGCAATTCATCCACTTTACTCTTGCCAATAACTGGGCGATGTCGTCTGTTACCAAGCGAGCATCTAAGCCCTGATTGAAGTCTACTCGTACGCCCATGGAAACAATCTTTTCAATTTGTTGTAAACCATAGTCGGATGCAAGTACATTGTTATCCATAAGGATAATATTCTTTCTACCGTCAATGGCTATCTCTTCGATATCCATGTATGGGGTAATCTTGCCTTCTTTAGTAGGGACTACACACCATTTGCATTTGTTAGGGCAGCCTCTTGTCAAAAAGCCGTAAGCTGTCTTGCTATCAACAGAAGGATACAGGCTGTAATCTGGTTGCAAGCGGTCTATTTCTACCGAAAGTATTTTTGAAATATCATATCCGGTTCCACCTTTTTCAACCTGATCTGCATTGATGTAGTAACCGTAATCAGGAGTAAAGGAAAATACTTTCGCTGCATAGACTTTATCATAATGGCACAGCGGATTATACCATTCCACATTGTCACCCCTTACCTTATGATAGCTGCTTATCTTCATCAATGCAAGATTAGGATAGTTGCTGTCAACTGCTAATATTCCAATGTTCATTTCTATTCAGTTTTGAACCATTTTCCTGATGTCAGGTAAATGGTAATTATTGGCAATTAAATTCTAATTGTATTATCAGTCAACTGTTAATCAACTTCCACTAACTCACCGTTTCCCAGTCTATACCATGTGTCGGCCTTGACAACCTCACCATCGACTACTACAGCCTTCCAATCGACAATATCATACGAATCTTCCCCTTCCTCAGCTATGACTAAAATTGCACCTATTCCGCCTTTTACCTGAACATTGTTACCTCTTGCCACTGACAAACCATTTGATCCGGTTGAAGCCTTTCCTCTTGCCGTGGCAGCACCATAATCACCAGCCGTGGCAGCACCTCTATTACCAGCCGTGGCAGCACCTCTATTACCAGCCGTGGCAGCACCACAATCACCAGCTGT